GGATTAGGAATGCCTTGGGTTATGGCCTAAGTACAGTAACTATGCCTTGGGTTATGGCCTAAGTACAGTAACTATGCCTTGGGTTATGGCCTAAGTACAGTAACTATGCCTTGGGTTATGGCCTAAGTACAGTAACTATGGAGGTTGAATATGAGTACCACCGACCAATTTTCTAGACTAACTAGCCAATTTTCTAGACTAACTAGCCATTATTCTAGAACTGCGCCCCAAGGCATACGCCCCAGGGTACGTGTACCTAGTTACATCGCGCTCGGCCAGCAAGGGTACACTGTAAACCAGCTTGCTACCACGGTGCCCTCCAAGGCTCGTGCTAGGATGCGGGACTACATAGCCACGGGTAACACTGCTATGCGAGATACGTTACTATCTGAATGGGTACGTAGGTATGGCAAGGACTTGGCCCTACGGACATACTCTCTCGACCATCATCGTGCTAAGGACTGCACGCGTATGGGCTACCTTCGCATGGCCAAGGAACGGTATGTATCCAAGGATACGTGGAAGGGATATACCGAGCAACTGTACACTATACCTAAGCCTATGGCCGGACGGGTGTACACTATCTAGGGAACTATCCGCCGTAGGCGGGTGCATATATTGACCGGTACCATGCAACCGGTATAAGCATGGAAAGGATACACTATGACCAAATCACAGATTGCTTCAATCATCGACGGCGAGGGTACGGATGCTTCCAAGCTGGACGCTATCAAGGCATTGCTCGCGCAGTCCTCTGGAGACGGCAGGCACTTTCTCGCCCGTGCTTTCAACGTGGCGAACCTCGGCGAGCTTAAGGCCGGTATGGTTTACGACTATGCGGAACTGTACATAAAGTACAATGAGCAGAGGCAGAGGAACCCGGGAGAGGAAGCCGGTCGTATGAAGGACCTGCCCACGCAGATGTGGAGGGACCAGGGCATATCCTTCGAAACGACCATGTCCAACGGGAAGTTGTGCTTCGTGTTCAAGGCCTACGACCATGCCAAGCACGACAAGTTCCGCCTTCGCAATAACGAAGCCAGTCGGGTACAGAAGGCCAAGGCCAAAGCGGGCAAGGAAGTCGCGGGTGCTATCGTACCGGTACAGAAGGCTCAACTTGTCAAGAAGAGTGCATAGGTAATCATGCCTACAGGGAGGTTCAAGCCCTCCCTGCACTATAGGACGCTAGTCCGAGGGGGTAATATGGAAAGGTACACTGATGCTAAAGGGCGAAAGAAGGCACGGGCCAGTTCCGTTGAAGCGTACAAACGGTTGGCGGAATACGAGGCGCTTGGGCTTACGCCGCAAGAGCTAAAGGATTGTGCTCACGTGTTATTCATGTGTGCATACGGATACGAGCATAGAGTGCAAGCAGTGTTTAGAGCACAATAACTATGCACAGTAGGTAGGTCATGGAGATACACGAAGGATGCCGCACGGTGAAAGACGAGGTGCGGGAACGACTACAGGACGAACTGTTCACGGACGCGCAGATAGATTTCATACTCGGGATTGTATCCGAGGTCTATTGCCGTGGGCACTATGACGGGTTTATAGAACACGGCGAACAGGAGGTATGGGATGAGCATGGTGGTTGACGATGAGACGAAGGCAATGGTAATGGCCGCGTACCTTCAGGAGTATCTGGCCAGACAGGACTGGGCCGGTACGAGGGGCGAGCGATTGCTATGGGAACATGCGTGTGTGGTAGAGGCGATACAGGACGCGTTCATATCTGGATACAAGGCCGGGCGTGCCGAAGGGTTTAGTTCCGGCCTCTGTGTAGTGGAGGCAGAATGATGAACTTGACGTGTGAAGACATGACGGAGCGCCACGGGCACATGGAAGCGTATCTGGACAGACAGGATATGACGTACATAGACAGGCACTACGGTGCGGATGTTGCACGGCTGGTGGCGGGCGTAATACGGGAGACATACGACCATGCCTATCGCATGGGCTTCGATGAAGGTTACTGTAGTGGCAGTAAGGGAGATACGGTATGATAAGAGAACAGACGGGACAGAAGTATCTGGTGTGCGATAGGTGCGAGGTACAGAGCGCGCCTCTAAGCAAGGACACAGGTATGCACGCGGAGGTAGAGCGCTACACCGCGTTGGGCTGGTACGTATCTCCGCACGGCGACGATGTGTTGTGCTGGAAGTGCGTAGCCAAGGTAGCGTGGCAGTACCTGAACACTATGCGGAAGCGCAGGGCACGGACTGCGGAGAAGATGAGAGGTATGTGATGGATGAACGGAGAAAGGATACGGAGATTATTGCTCGGGAGTGCGAGGACTGGTTGGACACGCACACGTGGCACCTGCAACAGTGTGCGTATAGGGAAGCACTGCGTCGGGCATACATGGCCGGGTACTCGCGAGGGGATATAGATGGGTACTTGGACGGCACGGGGTACGGTAAGGAGGAGGCACTATGACATGCGAACAGCAGGAGGCATACGAGGCTCTGTGTTCCTATGAAACGGGTCCAGCGGTGAATGCGCTGCTGGACTTCCACGGTACACAGTTATTGTCCGACGAGTTCATACAGTTTCTGCGGAATGAGGGGTACATGGAGGGAGGTTCCGTGCATGATGAGACGGTATAGGTTCGAGGACAGGCTGCCCGTCATAGAGTGGTGCTTGAAACCGTACAGTAGGATACATACGGTGCACCACATGGCGCGCAGGCCTACGCTGGAGTACCTCGTGGACGAGGAGCCGACGAGGTTTCGCAAGTACGTGCGGGCACTGCACAGGCTGATGGCATGGCTCGAGGCGGTCGTGCGTGCTAGGGAGTTGCGCGGTGAGGCTGGTGAAGAGTTCATAAGGGAGGGGCTGAAGTATGCTCACGACCATGTGCCGGTGAACCAGATGATACGGTATCTCAAGGATGACGAGGTGCCCATAGCATGGAGCCACGCGGAAGGGTGGTATGAGAAATGGTAGATTACACTATAAGAAGTACGGTGGTACAACACATCAGTGTGATTGACGGTAGCGCTGAGTGCAGGGAATTGGCACTGGACAATGCACGGACGGCGCTTATGTCTGCGTACCTCGTTACCTCGGTATACGGGGCTGAGGTGGTGGACATGGACGAAGACACATCACCATGTCATAGGTGCTACTACTACTTGCGTGCTGGGGGTAAGTGTAGGGACTGTGGCCCGGACATGGTAGAGTTCGTAGACTACAAGGAGGTATGAGATGCAGGTATGTGCGGTAACTGCGCAGGTGCGGTTCGAGTACGAGGCGGAGACGCTCCAGCAGGCGCGCGAGATGTTCGAGGCGGAGCTTGAGGAGATGCAGGCCGGAGATGCCCTCCAGATGCTTAGGGATTGCGACGTGGAGATACGCTCGCTGATAGGCAGGACGCCCAGACAGATGCGGGAGGCTGAGGACCGCGAGTGTTACACATGTGCGTGGGTAGATGAGCGGTTTGACGGGCCACACTGTAGTGCTTGCGACAACGAGAACTGCGGGTGGGAGCCGCCGGACAGAGGGCGCTCCTGCTGGACGTGCAGGTACTCTAAGGAGCTGGGCACTCGGGACAGGTGTGCCCCGTGTGGATGGGGCACGTATACTAATTGGGAACCATGCGAGGTACAAGATAGCATGAGAAGAAAGGAGGTACAGGATGATACAGAACATACTTGCTGACCTGAAGGACGTGTGTGCTAAGTACAAGTCAGCGCAGTACACTGCGGATGCGCTTAAGCCCAACGTGCTGACGATTACGCAGGCCCGATGTGCGGAGAACGATAAGGATGTAACGAGTATGCAGTACGATGTACTGTCGGACCCCAAGTGCGTATCAGTAGTACATCATGACTATACTGCAGGTACGCACGGCAGCTTCTGCATCAGCTTGGAGTCCCTGCGTGTGATAGTTGCCATGTACTTACAGCTCACGGGTCAAGAGGAAGCTGACGAGTGCATGGGCTTGACAGTACGGTACAAGATATAGCATGATGCATGAGAGGGGAACGGTATGTACGATGAGGAAGGGACGCGGAGACTGGTGGTAGCTACGATAAAGCAGTGGGTGCGGGATGGCAGACCGGCGTATGGTAGGAAGGTGGTGCTTAAGTATGCCCGTCTGCTGCTGAGCAGTGGCATTGAGGAAGGCGGTTTGCCCAGAGCCAAGAGGGTGATGCAGGAGGCACTAAGGTGAGCGGTAAGAGCGAGGCCACGCTTGCACTGGACAGGATGGATGAGTTCATGGGCATCATAGATGACCGCATAAAGAAGTGCAAGCGCGTGATGGACTTATCCAGACAGGGACTTGGCAGTACCGGACAGCCTACGAAGCAGACATCCAGCCCCGTGCTACGGAGCAAGGCGCTTAGGGACATGCAGTTGTTGTGTCTGGTGCGCGACCTTATCAATCGCGAGGAGGTGCGGGGTGGCATAAGACTTACGGCACCGGGAAGAGCCGGACTGGAACGACTGGTCTTTCCACAAGAGAAGAAAGGAGGTATGTGATGGCTAAGATTAAGACGCAGGCCGAGATTGATAAGGCATACGACGACCGCAAGGAGCTGGTCTGCGCGCTTGAAGACAAACGGGTGAGCAGGAACGAGGCGGTCGCACAGATGTGCTGCTGGGGCTACAGCCAGAGCAGGGCTACGGTACTTGTGAATACCTGGCTGGACGAGATTGCCAATCAGGATACGATATTCACGTGCAGACATAGATGGTGGAGGCGAGGATGATAAGAGCAGGTGTATTGGCGGCGCTCTTGGTACTGGCCGGGTGCTACAATCCGGCGGCCATAGAGGTAGAGAAGATTGTACCCTTGGTGATACACGATGACGTGATGCAGGTCGCACTGTACAATGACGACATGTGGATAGGCCCGCCTTCCGCTAAGGACTTAGTGGAGGTACCGGCTAGAGTACAGGCGTTCATCATCACGGACATGCAGAAGCACGGGTACACGGTTGAACTTGGTCTGCCCATCAAGGGTGCTGCGTGGGATGAGGTGGTGCGGTCCGGGCAGGTGCAGGTAACGACCATCGATGATGATGCAGACATTACTGGCGTGGCATCCATCACCATGACGTACATGAGAGGCAAGGCATGGCCCGCATATGTGGTGGGTATTACATATGCCGGTGTGCCCTTGGACTATACCATCCTGCTACCCGTGGTGCAGTGATGCAGGTGGTTTGGTATTACGTATGCAGGCGCGCCATTGAGCTGCACCAGCTGGCGAACGGCAGTGATGGCAGTGTGGATACGCTGCAGGCGATACTGTCCATCGCTACTGTGTGCGCGGTGGTGCTGGTTGGAGTAGCGGTATGCACTCTGCTATTCATCGGAGTGATGAGGCTTATCTTTAGGGGGTTGCTATGACTAAGAACGAGCCGTTGTTCAAGAATGAGATTGCTTTCAAGAAGCACCTCGTTCAGAAGATGAGGGACGCAGGGTACATGGTAACGCCGATACAGTCGCGCACGGTGCCGGGCATTCCCGACCTGTTCGTGGCTGGGCGCGGCTTACAAAGATGGGTGGAGGTGAAGCACAGCTCGGCCCGCTATGCGGGCGGTAGGCGCAAGGCGTATAAGGTGGACTTCAGACCGGGACAGCAGGCGTGGGCGCACACGTACCACAAGGCTACGGGTAACTGTGTGTATGTGGTGGTAGCCTTCGCGGATGCCGTATGCCTGCTGGACTGCGGCAACGAGGTGTATGAAAATGGCATGGTTCCCGAGGAGCAACTCTCGTACAGGCCCGGAGACAGACTGCCCGGACTAGAAGGAGTTAACTTATGCTAAGAAGACTGTGGTGGGAGCTACGGAGATGGTTCACACGTGCGCCCAAGGATGAGGAGCGGATGAGTACGTCCGAGTTGATGTCATTCATGAATGGCGAGAGGTACTTTCCGTTGCAGAGAAGGTATTGGCAGTGCCCCAACTGCGGGTCGTGTATAGAGGTAAGCCAAGGCAAGCTGCCTACGTCTTTCGGGATGGACTGCAGTGCCTGCGGTAGATACTTTACTGCATACTCCGCGGACGTGGTGCAGTACAGGTACATGCCGCTGGCTATGAGGCTGTACTACCTGCCCGATAGGTACGAGAGAGCGAGTGATGGGGACGACTGTATGTACTGTGCTCACTGCAACAATGACGTATGCACAGTGCCCGACTGCTGCTGGGGTATCTACGACACGGGTAAGGAGCAGATGAGGTGCAGGGCATGGGAGGTGAGGCGCGCGCATCTAGGAGGTACGACATGATAGTGCACTATCCGAGTGGACTGAAGGTAACGCAGAGCGACGACGGCATGACGGCGGTGGCCGTGGAGGACTTTGAGTACACCGACATCTATGGCTACCACATCGGCTGGGAGAAAGGGGAGGTGGTCGGGTACACGCTGCGCGGTATGCTCAACGACCTGAACACGGAAGACGGCGTGGCAATGCACGCCGGGGATAACCTGTATCTGCGCACGGAGCTGGAGCTTGTCTTAGGCATTGAGCCGGAGGCAATGTATTCATTAGCCCCAGGGTCTACGGACCCTGTGATGTAAGGAGAGAGGAATGATACAGAACGTGGTGGACAATGTCGAGGGCGGGTTCGTGCTTAAGCACTTCAAGGAAGGCGATTTGGTGCGTGCCGTATCTAATAGTGTATACAGCTGGCCCCATGGTGATGAAGAGGTGTACGTGTACGCCGGTGAGACTGACGTAGTACACGTGCCCTTGCGCGACGGTTCGTTCATCACCCGCAACGACTTCTCCGTACTTAGATACAATGGCGATGGACAGGCTCCGTCAGAGTTTAACCTGGACTCGCGGTACTTCGTGCTGGTCAGGGCGGCGGAGGAGAAGAAGGTATGACGGTTCTTACGGGTGCGGCCTCCTCGATAGAAGTCGAGTTCGATGTCGGTACGGACATCTCGGATGCATATAACGAGTGTGCACGGGTACTGCAAAGTATATCCGACACCGTACTGGACGGATGTATACAGCTAAGGTTCTCATTCAACGGCGTGCGCTGCGTAGTAGACGGCGAGTCCGTCTATCAGAACTTCATGCAGCAGTATTGCGCCGCGCTCTCGTCCGTAGTTGACGGACACTCGAACAGGTAAGGCCCGGGTGCAGGGACGTAGGTTCCCTGCACCCCTTTCAAATGAAACCAGAAAAGATTTTTCATTTTTATTAATTAACCCTATTTACATTTCATATCCGATGTGATATAATGGAATAAAAGAACGACATCTTTTACGCATCGAAGAGTATAGCATGGTCTGACTGGCTCGTCCGTAGGACACTGGCACGGTCTGTAACCTAGTACCCACTGATGCAGGAGGTAGATTATGCCGTTGATTGGAAGCGAGGGCGCGGCCCACGATGAAGCGGACATGAGTCCCAATGCCAAGCGGAATGCCTACTCCAAGGAGTTCAAGGCCAAGAGAGCGGAAGAGAAGAGGGTGTTGCTTGACTACCTTACCAAGCAGACCAACCTTCCCGCCGACATCAAAGCCATCGTGGACTCGTGGACGAAGCCCCGCACCGGCGGTGGTGCATTCGGCGAGCCGCTGTTCCAGAAAATCTTTGGGCAGACACCCAAGGTTGGGGATACGGTAACGCTCACGGACGTTATCAACCGCACCGGTGGAAAGGGTGTGGACAAGATGAACGAACTGATGAAGAAGTGGGAAGCCAAAGGTACCGCCGTTGTACGGTTCGAGTTCAACTCGGCACCGAACATGGCGCTCCAGAGCAAGTACACCATCAAGTCCATCTAACGTGTAGGGCGCACCACAGTTGCGGTGCGCCCTGCTTATCTCCGGGAGGTATCGATGAACGAGGTAGCCGCAAAGACTAGGGAAGTGTACATCAGTCGTGGCCTGTGCTCCTACGAGGGAGGACAGGACTGCGACCTACAGTGTGAGGCGTGCGAGTATCGCAGCGTGTACGGGGACGATGACACGGACTCCATATACGATGACGATGAGATAGAAGGGTTTGACGACGACGAAGACAGCGACGATGACTACGACGATGAGGATACGGAAGACCTCGAAGACGATAGCGATGACGACTGTGATGACGACGAAGACTATGACGACCCGTGGGATGAATAGATAGGCGGATGTCATGGCGGAATCTGTATCTCTGGCAGGTATGCTGTCGGACGTAGCAAGAGAATGCGCAATGCTCAGGATGAACCGCAGGTGCAGGTGCGCTTACGGTAGCCAGCAATGCTGGGGATGCAGGTTTAATCCACAAGAGTATGTGGACGCAGACCCGCGACATATACGTCTGCTTATGCTAAGGGCAGAGGGACAGGCACAGGCCGTTAAGGTAACGAACACCGTTCCGGCGGTAGGGTTCCTAGTAGTCCTGCTGATTATAGGTGGGCTTGTAGGTCTGGGTATGCACCGTGCACACCTAACACAGGTACGCTACGAACAAGCAGTAGGTATCGCGCCCAAGAATGCGGTGCCGACAACAGTCTCTGCCGGGGACATACAGAAGAAACTTGCTTACGTGGCAGGCGAGTTGCGTAAGGACAGGGATGTGAATGGCGACGGCCTAGTGAACTGCATCGATGCCGCCGTACTGTTCTACAGTTCCTTCCCGGACAAGTCCAAGGTGCGCATCATGCGCAACATCAATCCGGCTACTGGCATGAACCATCTGTTCAATGCAGTGCTGCTCAATGGCAAGTGGGTGGTGTGCGAGCCACAGGCAGTGATGCAGGGCTACACAGATACGTGGAACATGTCCGTGTGGGGTACCATGTACGATGCCAAGTATGATACCGATGAGACGGACATCTGGAGAGTGTTCAGTATGTAACCTCGCAGCCTTTCCCTTCCTTTAATCTGCGAGCAAAACATAACACCGAGGGTATACTCGGGTGCACGCCTAGCTGGGGTAAAGCGTGGTGCAAATCCGCGCACGTTGCAGAGGTTCAGGTCGGTACCTCTCCCCTCTCGTACCGACCTGGGCTGGTCGGTGTGGCATACGACGCACCGACCTTTGGTCATGCGAGTGCGCGCGACATATCGGGTGGTACAGTAACTCCCATCCGGTGTACGCGGTAGGTGCAATTCCTGCGATGACCGTATGAATAAACAACGAGGATACTTGACGGAGTTTGCATGGGTGGTGATAGCCATAGTAGTGCTGGCCGGTATCATAGCATCCGGCATAGTGGAGATGCTTCGATGACGGACGAGTATCTTATGTCGGGCGTGTTGCGCATGGAGCGGCTGCTTCGCCGGGCCGGGTTCGATACTAGGGAGAAGATACTGTTGGCTACCGAGGACGACCTGTGCGCCGTGCTAGGGTTCAGTGATACTGCACGGGCAGTAATAAGGATATACAGGCAGGCGTTACTATGACATGCACCTGCAACACCTGCTGGGCATGGCAACCCACGCAGTGGAACGGATGGAAGTGGGCGGACGAGGCCGCCAAGTGCGAGCACCACGGCGTGGAGACATCGTGTGCATTCACCTGCGAGGACGCTGCCATAATAAAGCCGGCGGCATTTTCGTTACAGGTCTCCCAGCACAGGGAGAACGCGCAGGTATGCGACGACTTGGCGCAGTGGTACGCAGACAATGCGACGATGTTCGATGACGTGGGGGAGCGGCGGGATGCCAAGGGCGACGACGAACTGTACCCGCACCAGAAGGAAGACGTAGAGAGGTTCAAGGATGCTCAGGAGATTGCATTGTTTTGTGAACAGGGTACAGGCAAGAGCGCAACTGCTCTGGCTATTGCTGCTCATAAGTATAGGACAGGGGCTATTGACAGTCTTCTTATCATCGCTCCGAATGACGTGCATAAACAATGGGCTATTGAGCAGATACCCCGGTGGCTGGAGAGTGGCATCAAACGTGAAGTACAGTGTTTTGGCGGTAGGGGAGGAGCTAAGGCAACGCATCCGTTCTATTACCCGGACGCTCTCCACATACTTGTAACGAATGTAGATACGTTTAGCACCCCTAGTAAGTGGAAAGATATAGCGGATTGGGTCACGCACACTAAGTGCATGGTGATATTGGACGAGGCGTCTTGCGCAAAAAATGTGAAGGCAAAGAGGACGGAGCGGCTACTGTATGAGTTCAACACAGTTGTTAGGCGAGGAAAGAGCATCGTCAGCTCTACGCCATGCACTGTCGCTAGAGCTATCCTTACGGGGACTCCTATTACTAACGGCATCACCGACCTCTGGTGTCTTATGGAGTTCCTTAGACCCAACTACTTTGGACGAAATTGGTACGCATTTAGAAACCGCTACGCGATGCTTGCAACAATTACAACAGCGTATGGTTCCACACAAATCATGCTGACACCGGACTTGTGGCAGGGTATCAAAGACCAACCGGATTACGGCACGGCCTTCGCCATCTTCGGATGCAGTCTGGATACGTATGAGACGGTGCAGATGCAGGGCGAGTATCGCGGTGCGTACAAGCACGAAGAGGAGCTGAAGGAACTCATCGCGCCAGTGTCCGTATTCAGACTGCTCACGGACTGTGTAGACATGCCGCCTAGAGTGTATAACAAGAAGACGGTGGAGCTTAACGACGAGCAGCATCGCGCATATGCCAGTATGGAGGCGGAGCTGCTGGCGACACATGAAGGTGTTATGACCACGGCAGCTAACAAGCTGGGCGCACTGGTGCGTCTCGCGCAGATAAGCTCCGGGTTCATAGTGCAGGGTAAGCAGCCCGAGTACGATGGCGATGCTCCGGAAACATGGTGGGATTCGGACTATGACGTGGAGCCGGGCGAGGTTGCATGGCTGGGCAAGGTGCCCAAGATGGAGCAGTTGTTCAGGGATGTGGAGGAGAGCGCCAAGCCGGCCATAGTTATATGCAGGTTCAGCGCGGAGGCCGCTAAGATATACGACACGCTTGTCAAGGATAACCGTGTGATGCTGTACACAGGTTGGAAGAAGACCGGCACTATAGAAGAGTTCAAGGCGGGTAAGTACGACATACTCGTCGCCAATATCCGCTGCATAAGCAGAGGGTTCAACCTTCAGAACAGTCATCAGATGTTCTTCTATAGCAACAGCTTCAGCTTGGAGGACAGGCTTCAGACTGAAGGCAGGACGTTCAGGATAGGTCAGAGGGAGCCGTGCGTGTACACGGATTACATCAATGTAGATACGGTGGACGTGAAGGTCGTAGGTGCTTTAAGGCAGAAGCGTAAGTTGCTGGACTACATACGCGGCACGGAGCTTGAGGCCTTCATAAGAGACGAGGATGAGGTAACGGTTATGGAGGCCGCAGCATGACACAGAAGGACCTGGACGAAATAATCATACTGCTCCGTCAACTGCAGCGTAGATGTGGCATACTGTCACGACACGACGCGGAGCTTCTGGAGGTGTTCCCGACACTGAACAGGGTGCTGGATTTGTTGGGGGCCGTGGCATGACACAGAACGAACTGAAGGAAGTGCAGATATTGGTGCGACAGCTGAAGAGCGAGGTCGCCACAAAGTACGGCAGTAGCAATCAGATTATTGCCAAGCTGAACAAGATACTGGCCTTGCTGGGCGCTAACGATGTGTGACGAATACGACAGGCAGAACGAACCCAGGTACTCCAAGCGCCCGCCAGACCATGTGGTGCAGGGAATGCAGGAAGTAAAGACCAAGGTGATAGACATACCCGAAGAAGATATGGTGGACAAACTAAAGAAGCTGCGCGGACATGCACGCGGCAGAGGGGGACAGGATGTTGATGGAGAATAGGCCGCAGGAACCGCAGGACTTGTCGTATCTGGAGGATGCTTCCGTAGCAGGTGGGTTCATTCAGGATGTGAAGTCCAAGATTGCGGAGATGCGCAGACTGGAGATGAGGATGCTGGGTGCCGAGGCGGAGTATAAAGATGCCAAGGCCAAGTTCGAGGCGTACAAAGCAACAGCGGTGGTCGCCGCGTTCACGTCCGCAGGCATCACGCAGATACAGGATGAGCAGGGAAACAGTATAAAGCTGGTGCCCAAGTATTATTGTAACCCTAATAAGAACGATGAGGACAGGATGAAGTTGGCGCAGTGGCTGGAGCACAACGGTGGTGAGCACCTCCTCAAGCATGAGGGCAAGGTGTCCGCCGACCAGTACGATGCGCTGAAGGAAGCAGGAATACCGTTCGCGGACAAGCTGGACGTAAACACCAACAGCCTGAAGGCGCATCTCATGGACTTGCTTGGGTACAAGAAGGGAAGCCAGGCGCGCATCGACCTTACTGCCATTCCCGACTATGTCCACTTCGTCATAGACAATGATGTAGTTACAGAGTAAGTGTTCGTGTAGGAGGTAACGGAGGGGACGGTGCTCAAGGATACCGACAGCGTAGATGCTGACAACGTGCTGGGTGTAACGTACAAAGATGCTACGGATACTGCGGCGCATATAGAGTATGCTATATCGTCGCATGTTGGTAAAGGGTTCGAGAACTACGCGCAGTGTGCGGAGTTCGCCAAGGCGTACCACTTGGACACGGTGGTTTTTATGAGGTCGCACGGTGATTACAGGTATGTAACTCACTTGGGCGACGCGGTAACACGGACGGCATGGATGCTGGCATACCGTGAGGTGCTGTACTGGACGGAGGAGGATGAGAAAGGAAATGACAAACAATTCTTTTTTGCGCCCGACTCATACGCACACATGCGGGCTTGCCGGATATACGGCGAAGAGACTGACGGCAAGTACCCGCCCCTATACCGGCGGAACTATTTCGTACCAACCGGTTTCTTTGATGAGGTCTCGGCTACATTTAATGTTGCGAAACCCATCACTACATTTGCGGCCGATACCGGCGCGGATACTTCTGGCATTCACACGTTGCTCAAGCACCTCGCCGGCGAATGTTACCCACACCTGCTCATGTGGTTACGAGCCAAGATGGTACACCCCGAAAGGAAGACGGAAGTCATACCTATTTTCGTGGGTGCACAAGGTACTGGCAAGAGCACGTTCGGTGAGTGTATATGTACTGCGCTGTTTGGCAGGGACAATGTGCTGGTTACTGACCAGTTTGACTCGACCGCACGGTTCAACACGGACAACGCGGACGCGCTTATAGTATGTATAGAAGAGAAGACGCAGGACGATAAGAGGAACACCAGTGGTAACTTGAAGAGTAGAGCTACTGCTAGTAGGGTGCGCAAGGAAGCGAAGGGCGTTGACCCTATATTCCAAGAGGCGCACACGGACTATGTGCTCACGACTAATGAGGTGGTACCTCTGAAGTTCGACGATAGGGGCAACCAGCGGAGATTCATGGTAATGGAAGTTGATGCAGAGTTCACTAGACAGAAGTCCCAATTAGCCGACGCCGTATTCACGCAACTCTATGGCGTGGACGGTAAAGGTGAAGCAGTAGGTACTGGTCTGGCCCGCGCGACTGAACGCATAGCGCAATTCAAGATGGACTTGTGGCGCAAGAAGAACTGCGACGGCGTGAACTACAAAGAGTTCCCGCACACGGAGGCGTATGACAGGTGCTTCAGTGTACCTCGTACCAATGAGGCGGTAGAGGTAGAGTCCATCATCCGCTCGCTAGTGCCGTTCATCAGAGCATCATTGACGGCAGGGTACGTACTGCCCAAGATAGATGTGGAGCATGATGGTGAGACTATACCGGTATACCTAGACAGAATATGCGACGAGGTAGCCATGCAGTATGTGCGCAAGACTCCTGTAATGCCGAGTAGGATTGCGCTATGCAGACAAGAGGTGTTCAAGGACAGAGAGACCGGTAAGCACTACGCGCACAGCGTGGTCGAGCGCGTGCTTCTGGATATGAAGACGTGGTTCCTGACTGAAGGACTAGTCCTGCATGGAGACACTACACCACCGAGCGGCGTCACCGGGTTTAGGAACATACTGGGCAAGTCCAGACACAGCCCCGCGGCATGGTTCTCTCTGTACACCACCGAGGAACGTAACGATGGGCCGATACTGAACCCGTACATTCTAGACATGGAGGCGACCGACCCGGTAGAAGAGGGCAGTAAGATGCGCGTAGGTAGGCGCGTGCCTTTCAACGCGTCATTCAACTACGATGAGGAGGGCGAGTTCGAGACGCTCAACGAGCTGAAGCCCGGCAGACTGGAACGTACAAAGGAGAACGCGCAGTATCTGGATACGTTCCTGCTGGAAGCGGACGAGACCTCACCAAGCATAGAGGAGTACGAAGCGCATAAGCTATGGTCGGCAGGTAAACATGAGAGCTACTGGAGCGCAGAGATACTATACGACAAGCGGCTGAAGATGCAGGATGTAGAGGCCGAACGTCTCATGCAGGCCGGCATAGCGTGTAGGGTTGTGTACAGCGGGGCCAAGTCTCTGCACATACTGGTGCGAGTGGAGCACTCGCCTACTACTTTGGAGGAACGCAACTGGTTGGACGCGTATCTTAAAGCAACCTTGTCGGATAAGTTGAGCTTTGACATGAGCACGCGCGACCCGACCAGGCTTACGCGCGCACCAATTACAAAGGAACGTTGCACATTGGTGCCGGACTACGATACCAAGTATAAGTACGACAGAGGTAAGAAGGTCATAGGCACGCAGAGATTGTTGGCGGAGAATTGGGGTAACGTGTATCAGTTGGACTGGCGGCCCATGTATCAAGCATGGTTGGACATGCCGCCGTCTAGGTATGAGCAGCGCGGCAGGATGGTTCCTACCAAGGAGCTGTACAAGAACGCAGGCATAGCACTGCTTACCGGTACGTTCTTCACCGATAGGCAGTGGGATGGATGCAGACAGACGACATTCTTCCCTGCGTACAGGCTGCTTAGGGCGATGGGGTACTCTCACGATGAGTTGTGGCTGGAGATAGGTACGCAGTTGTCGGGGTACAGGAAGAAGGCGGAGGTACATTACTGGCACACGCGTAAGACCTGCGCACTTATACGAAAGATAGATGAGGATGTAGATGCACTACTTCAAGACAAATAGCTTTAACGAGGCGTATCTCCAGCTGACTAGGATGTTCGCCAGCCAGTTGATGTGTGACGGTGTACCGGTGGTGTCCGGCAGGAACCACGGGGAGTTGGTAGAGAACAGGCACGTGCGCGTGGAGATTGAGGACTCGCGCAGAACTATCCTTACACTGCCGTTCCGCAAGCCTAGTCTTAGATACATGGCGGGCGAGGTATCCTGCTACATGCAGGAGACCAGGAGTGACCAGTTCGGATGGTACAGCAGGTTGTGGTCGGACCTTGACGTGGATGGTGAGGTACAGTCCAACTACGGCAGAAAGATATTCGAGACCGACTTTGATGGTGTAGGTATAAGCAGATTTGACTATGCACTGGCGCAGTTGGCGGCCAACCGGTGCACCAAGAACGCCATCGTAATGCTGAAAGACCATAGGGATTTGCGCAAAGGGTACGATAAGGATAGGTCATGCGCTATGTCCCAGCTGTTCTACATAGAAGGCGACAGGCTGTATCAGGACATACAGCTGCGCTCATCGGACATGTGGCTGGGCCTGCCCTACGACATCTTCTGGTTCTCCTTGGTGCAGCAACGCATGGTGTCCAAGCTACAGTATAAGTACCCTTGGCTGAAGACCGGCCCCATAATGTTTCAGGCTGCCACGCTTCATGTGTACAAGAAGCACTGGGCAAGGATTACGCAGGCTGACCTTGGCGCGGACTGTGTGGATGTGGTTGTACCGGTATGGGATGCATGTGCCGAATGGGACATGACGCGTTGGCTTAGATGGGAACGACAGCTAAGGTACAGTCTTCAGAGCTGTGATGATGCGTATGACAGTGCGGCCAATGCCACGCGCGAGCACTACAAATCGGAACTGGATAATATGTACCTGCATCCGTTGTGGCACATGCTGGGTGGGTGGCTGGTAGGGAGGAAAGAGTATGCTGCGGGATAGAGATGCAGAGGAGCATCAGCTGGGCAGACCCACGATACCGTGGAACGAGCAGGTAGCTAACTTGCGGTACGATGTCAAGTGCCCAAAGTGTGGTACGATACGTAACCTTAGTTACAACGGGTTCTCCAATGTACGCCGCAAACTTCGTAAGGGCTACGCAGTATGGTGTAAGAAGTGTGCACGCAACAATAGGGTGGTGTATCATGGGGAGTAGTGCTAACAGCAGGGACGACCTTATATACAGGGCCGCGCTTATGGACACGCTTAGCCCGTACATAGAAGCCGCGCGCAAGTGGTGGGCGGACGTGGAGAACAGAACGTTCTCGGGGACCAACACGTTTCCGGTAAAGGACACGCCGCCCGGGTTCTTTGAGAAGTGCGTGCGCAGCCCAAGGCAGTCGCCGGTGTACGGCGTACAGGCATTCCCTATCGTATCTCTGTCCTATCTGTCCTTCCCCATTACTATGAGGGGAGGGGCGGTGCATCTGGTTGACCACATATGCAGGAAGGGATTGGTCATAGAGGAGTTTACCGTGATGATGCGGCAAGGTATCAACAACACGGCGTTGCATCATCACTACTTAATCATCGTACCTACGGACTTGCTGGAAGGTAAAATGGACGCGCGCTGGGTGTACATGCGGCCCGGAGAGATGATAGAATTGTCGGGAGGGCACGTACCCAACACGCTTGTGGAACGCCTGCAGCCCTTCCTAAAGGAGGTACGATGACCTGCACGGAGATGGACGACCTCGTTACCAAGATAGTAGAGGTATGCAGGAGATACGGCGTTATGATGAACCGCGCGTTCATGTGGCACACCATCACGGAATATGTGGAGCCGCGCATATCTTTATTTGACGAGCTTGAGGAGATATGGGACAGGTGCCCTGAAGACATAAAGGATACGGAAGATTGTGAGTATGCCAAGGTCATAGTGACGACGTGCACACAGTCGTCGCCAACACATATGGTAGGAGGATACACGTGCATATCGACAAGATGAGATGCTGGTTTCCGGGCGATGACAAGCCGGTAACCTACGAGAAAGGAGGCAAGATGCCTCACAGCGGAGCGTCTGTTGTGGTGCAGGCAATCGAGCTTACGCCAACCGGCGGGGTGATAGTGTCCGCAAGCGGAGGGCTGTTGAAGCTGGTAGCAAACGTGCCTATGGAGATGGACTTGTCCGGTGTGACAGAGAGGAAGGAAGGAGGAGGAGAAAATGATTGAGTACAGCGTCAGCGCAGAGGTGGCAACGGATGATTAGTGTGGACAGTGTTTTCGTATCACCGGAAGCCTCACAGAAGCAGGCCGATGGTGCGATACCTATAACGTATACCACCAGCGAGACGTTGAAAGCATATACACAGCGTCTCGCTACGTTGGGCGAACCCATTCTGCATGTAGCGGAGTGGGCCAGAATCTTCGGGCACTCGCGGCAGATACTGGCCCGCAGGTTGCACGTTAAGGATGTCACACCTATCGTGGAAGTGCACGGCAGGGATGGTCGCGTAGTGTACAAAGGGTACACGCGCAAGCAGGTGGAGAAGTATGGGCTTGTGCCCGTCCATGCCTGGCGCGGATACCAGAAGGAGAACGACAAGTAATCAGGGCTTCCGTTGGTGCCCATGTGCGTCAGTTGTGGGTGGCTTCCTCCTCTCACGCGCAGCAATATAACCGGCGGAGCTTGGCTGTAAAGGATGACGGATAGAACCCCTCCGTCTAGGCGCGACCGTGGCAACAAGTGATGCCACGGTGCAGGTTCAATTCCTGCGCCCAGCTTAGCCCACGTTGTGGGTAAGAAGACAGGATACATGGAGGCAGAAGAATGGCTGGATTGTTCGGAGGAACAAAGGAACAAGGAAGCGAAGGTGCGGGCGCGGCACAAATGGCGCAGGACGGCGAGGACTTTCTCAACTCATACGCAGGGGAAGGTACGGAAGGCATAGACAACCGTGCGGTTAGCCTTAGCTACCTCACGATACTTCAGGACAGAAGCGACGCCGTGATAGCGAAGCTCTCCGACCCGGGAGTATTCTTCAACACCGGTGTGCAGCAACCGCTCGGCACCAGTGTGGATGTCATACCCGTGGCCTTTAAGCTCGTGTGGGATGAGAGAGATAAGGGTGGCAAGACGGTGATGCGGTGGGAGCCACAGGATGCCAGGCTGGAAATCAGGGAGGAACCGGTGCCTATGGGCAAGCGTGGCTTCCCCAAGAAGTACAACAAGGCATCCGGTCTGGAGATTGTGGAGACCTTCACCTACGCTTTGGTGCTTCCGGATTACCCCGAGATGGGATATCTGATGCACACGGCCGGGCTGGGTTCCATGAAGACTTACCGCAGGTGGAACACCATGCTGAAGCAGATGAGGTTGCCCAACGGACAGCCGGCTCCCATCTTCGCAAGGAGATGGACGCTGACCGCCGGAAGCAAAATCAGCGGCTCAACTGGCCAACCGTTCTACGCACTTGCGAGCGCGGTGGAAGGGGCGTGGATTGCCAAGGACCTGTTCCAGCAAGCGGTCCTTCCCGCAAGGGAAGTGTCGGCTACTCTGATGCTTGAGGCCACGGCAGATGCCGTGTCCGTAGCGGCGGAAGAGGAATAGGCGCGTGCCTGGGAGGGCTTCGGCCCTCCCATTTAGGAGGGACCTATGATTAGCCAGAGCTTTATAGACGGTATGGTCAGGCGGGGCGAACTCTTGAACAGCTACTACCAATGGCGCAATGAGCCTACGGACCTTCGCGAGCTTATCGGCAAGAAGGCAGACTCGGGCAAGTTGGAATGGCATCTGCTTCCGTGGCGCGAATGCGAAGAAGTCGTGCGAGTGCTTATGAAAGGTAAGGAGAAGTACGGCGAGAACAACTGGCGCATAGTCGATGACATGATTTCCCGCTACTGGGACGCCGCCATGAGGCACATGACAGCGTACCGCAAGGGTGAGATCAAAGACCCGGAGTTTGGCACGCCGCATCTGGCACACGCCATGTGCTGCCTGCTCTTCATGATGTGGAAGGATAATGAATCAGGCAGTATCAATTGACATAGAGACGTTCGACCCCAACATCGATACGCTGGGCAGTGGCAGCATACGTAAAGACGGTGCAATGCTGGTAGCCGGCGTGTACGATGGGCATGAGTATCACGCATGCAGACCAGATACGCCTAGCTGGGACAGGCTGCGCGACGTGCTCGCCGATAAGGACATCACTAAGGTAGCGCACAACGGCGTGTACGACTACGACTGGCTGCAGAATGGTTGCGGGCTACAGATTAACGGCAGTATGGAAGACACCATGACACAGGCTAGTCTGCTCAACGAGTATGCGGGTAGCTACAGTTTGGACAACTGCTGTCTGCGCGCAGGAGTGCAAGGCAAGAACGCGGATGACACTATCGATGCGTGGTGGGCAGCACAGGGTGGCAAAGGTCCTGCTATAAAGAATCTTATCATGCTGCCACCGGTCGTGGTGGACAAGTACAACGAGCAGGACTGCAGGGCCACATACGACTTGTATCAAGCGCAGGTACCGATGCTGGAACAGGCAGGGCTTACGGAAGCAAACGCACTGGAGGTCGAGCAGTATCCGTTCATCCTAGCCATGAAGAAGAACGGCATACGCATAGACAGCGCCAAGGTTGACAGGCTGCGCGCCACTATCGAACAAGAGTTGGACGATGGCCTAGTAGCACTGTACCGTAAGTACGGCATACTGTCGCTCACCAAGCGCACGGGCGCAGGCTCATTACCGGTGGTGCTAAAGGAGATGGGGCTGGCAGACCAGCTGGACAAGTCCAATACCGGGCAGATAAGCGTGGCAGCGGATAGTTTGCTAGCGTGCGCACACCCGGTAGCGGCAGAGGTACTGGACGTTAAGCGCAAGCAGACATTGCTGGACAAGTACCTGAACGGCGCACTGGTGGAATACGTCATAGGGGATAGGATACATGGCACGTTCAAGCCCACGAAGAGGGACGAGGGCGGAACCATTACCGGCAGGTACAGTTCGTCCGATCCCAATATGCAGAACTTCAGCGCGCGCGAGGATAAGAACGGCCCGCTGGTGCGCGGCCTCTTCATACCCGATGAAGACCACTGGCTTGCCAAATTGGACTACAGCCAGATAGAGTACCGGGTGCTCGCCCACTATGCGGTAGGACCCGGCAGTACCAAGCTGCGTGAGGACTACAACATGGGCGGCACTGATTACCACAACCTCTCGTTGGCATTGCTGGGTTGGCCCAAGGCCATGAGGCGCATATGCAAGAACTTCAATTTCGGTATGATATACGGCATGGGCATCAATACGTTCAAGATGAAGTTCAGACATCAGGTGCGCGAGGTAGCCGCCGAGATGGGCCTAACTACGGACCAGTATGTGGAAAAGTACCACGCAGAATACCTTCAGCGTATGAGCTTCATCAAGCCAACCACGATGGCTATACAGGCACTGGCACGACAGCAGGGGTACATACGCTCCGTAGGCGGGCGGCTGCACAGGGCGCCACCTGACAATGGCTGGTTCAAGATGACGAACTACCTGATACAAGGCAGCGCGGCCGACATCAACAAGATGGGCATCGCGATGGCATGGAAGGCAGGAGTGTTCAACACGCTGCGACCGCACCTCACCGTGCACGATGAGATAGTGTCCAGCGCGCCCAGAACCGCGGAGGGACTGGAGGCTATAGCCGAACTTCAGAGGTGCATGTGCAACTGCATCGAGCTGAAGGTGCCGATAGAGACTGAGCCTGGTATCGGAAGCAACTGGTATCTGGCTGGGGAAAAGGCAGGTAAGTTTACCTACGATAGAATGTGCAGGAGGATGAGAGTTGGAGCATGACTTTGATCAGATTATACTGCGCGAGGCCAGGTGCTGCGGAACGTGCCGCAACAGTGAGGAGGAGCGTTATGAGGAACTTGCGTGCGTTCACCCTGGGCGCAAGTATGGTGAGGACGAGCCTCCCGTTATAGTGGAGGCATGGCAGGTATGTGACGCGTGGGAGCCGATGAAGCCATGACTAGGTATAACGGAGCGAGACGCCGCAATAAACGCAGGCAGCTGCATGAACGGCTGGACGGTATGATATCGCATATGCTGGCCATCCACACGGACGTGTGTACCATAGAACACAATCTAGGGGAACTGCGCACAATGGTGTATGGTATGTCGCGACAATTGGAGCGACTGGATATGTACCATTCAAGGAGTATGGGATGAGCGACCTGAACAGCATAAGCATAACGGGGCGCGTCACCAAGGACGCGGAGAGGAAGGAATTCAAGACCGGTACGCCGTACCTGATATTCGATGTAGCAAACAACACGGGCTTCGGCGAGTATGCCAAGACGCAGTTCTTCCGGTGTATGCTGGTGGGAAAGCGCGCGGACAGTATGGCGCAATACCTCATCAAGGGCAAGCAGGTGGGCGTGGATGGTGCTCTGGAAAGCAACAACTACACCAACTACGAAGGCAAGGAGATAAAGGGATGGCAGCTCGCGGTCAAGAACGTGGTGCTTCTGGGCGGAGGGACGCAGCAGGACCTCTTTGACGACGGCGGCGAGGGTGATGCGCTGAAGAGGCAGACCGAGGCAAGGTACAGGAAGTCCAGCAATGGTACGGAGCACGAACCTTTGTACGAGAAGGACTTGTACTAGGCATGACCTGCACTCTGATGTGGAGGGGCTACGCGCCGGTCTTCGGCCTATGGGAGTATCTTGCCGTGACTGATGAGGGCAATACGTTCTGCATGAACGAGGCACAGTACCTTGGGCCTACGGGCACACGCATCAAGCTGCCCGATGACATGTGCACGTTCGATAGCGGATGGGTGAAGTGGGGCTGCGGTAAGTGCGGCTGGCCGTTCTGGACAAGAACGAGGCCGGGCGGTAAGGTGAGCTGCCCGGCCTGCAGTAACGAGGAGCTTTGCCCAGAGTGGGTAAAGGTACTCCCCTTCGAAGGAGCTGATGATGAGGACCTGCATGACGAAGATGCAGGATAAGGCGAGAGCGCTAAGCCAGCATGCGGACAGCGCCCAGCACGTTGAGTGTGCGCCAATTGAAGTACGATGAGCCGTTGGGATTGAACCCGTCCTGCTCAAGCACAATGTGGACGCCATGTCCGACGTTGGCACACACTACCGCAATGTGACCGTACCTATTGGTGGTCGTGGACGAGTATACCACTACGTCTCCGGCCACCAGTCCTTGTGCCTCGCAGGGCACGAACTTAAGCCCGGTGCCCGTGTAATCCGCACGGGCGAAGTCCTTGGCACCCTCCACGCCCGGCGGTTGTTTGGGCACCTCGCACACGTCCTGCCAATACTGGCGTGCAAGGTCCACGCACTGGTTCCCGTACTTACCGTCGAAGTCCACGCCCTTACCTTCATACGTCTTGATAAACTCCGGTAGGTTCACTTAGTCACTCCCCATGTTATTGTCATGCCCAGCAAGAAGGCCCCTGCTATCATTGTAGTAAGCCTCCAGATATTGCGCTCTTTCTGAAGCCGCTCTAAGTAGGTCTGCCTCTCGTCCACTAAGTCCCCGAAGAGCGTATATAGTTCTATCGCTCTCGTCAATGAGGCTTGCGAGTTCTCCAAGTCGGTCAATGCTGCTTGCAACGTCTCCCGCTGCTGCTCCGAGGCTGTCTCCAAGCTCGATATAAGTGCTTCCCTCTGTAAGGCTATCTGTTGCAGTTCCTCCAGCATGTCCCCCAAAGACATAGTATCCTGTGCCAAAGCCCGCGGCGTACAACAGAGTGCAAATGAGAGCAGCAATAACTGCGACAACAAGCGGCCTTTCATTCACCGGGTCTCGCCTTCTTCAGCGTATCGAGCAGCGCCTTCACCACGTCAAGTACGTTCTCTTTGAATATGGTCGCGAGTGCTATGACCACGGTAAACGACAGCCACGCTACGCCGAGCCACTGCGGGGTGAGAGGGCTTGCGCACAGCGCCGTTATGACTCCGACCGTAAGCACGATGTACTTGGTAGCGGCTTTGTTGCTCTTGAACCAGCCGTGCTTGATGAAGTCCGCGAACCCGAGCAAACCGACCGCGCCCAGAAACAGCCAGCCGAATAGCTCCATCGGCGAAACGCTCGCCTGCGTAAACGCCCTTGTAATTTCTCCCATGTCAGTCTCCTATGGCCTTATATTTGTGCACCGGGTACGTAGTGTAATGGTGCATATTGTCCGTGTCCCGTACCTTCTTAGTGGTAACTACCTGCGGGCTACCACCTCTGTTGGCTATGATGGTGCGAAGCTCCGCGGTCTGCCTATCGAGCATGTCGCCGATGCCTTCAGTCATCTTGCGCGGCAACGACACGACTGCTACTATCAGCCCGCATACCGTTGCCGCCAGCACTATCGCACACACCGCAACCAGCCATATCATTTGAACACCTTGTCCATGATACGTTGCTGGTTGGCATCGATAGTGCTCAGCTTCTGCTCCATTAAGTTCATCCTGCCGTCAAGGGGCGTTAGTGCCTCCTTCACGATAGCGAACGTCCTTGCATCTTGTTCCGTATTTCTGTCGGTCTTGCGCGCGGGCCGCGAGTTAATTACCGCTACTGCAATTGCCGTAAGACCAACTATGATGCCACCTAGTAGTGTAACCAATCCAGCGTCCATGTTACTTACTCCTTAAAGCATCTACCACGGCCTTGAGCGCCTTACCGGAAAACGCCGCCTTCACCACTACTGCCGTAAGCACTATGCTTAGCAGCATGTTCGCAGCCTGCATTATCAGGATGAGTATGCCTATTGTCATTGGTCTCCCTCCATCGCCTTCTGCACAAGTTTGTACGTGTTACGTACTTCGGTGACTATGTCGTCCACGGACTTGCGCATCTTCTTGGGCAGTTGCCATATAGCCACGCTCAATGCCACACAGCATATGAGCACCACCACCGTAAGCACGTACATCGGTATGTCGTGTTCCATCTATCTGCCTCCCATGTTGCTTATACACATTCCTACCAGCACCGCTAGTAGGAACACCAGTACGGTCATCATTTGTCCAACCACATCAAAAGCATACCGCCGACTGCCAGCGCCACCACCAGGGCGGTCATCACCCACATGACGGGTGGCATTATTTGGTACCCTCGAGTGCCGCGAGTCGTGCTTCAAGCGCATCGCAACGCGCCTCCAAATTTGGAACGACTTCCTGCTCCAGGTCACTTAGACGCAGCATCATACTACCTATATGCAGATTTACGTCGCGCTGGCACCAGTGTGTACCTGGCACTGGGTTGGCCGGAATTGCATTAGGCTCGTCGTTCTGCACCCAGATGTCTTCGGAGGTTATGACTGCATCACTGCCGCCACCTCCTCCGCCGCTCATGTCATGCTCCGGGTCAACGGAGGATTGTATCACGCTCACGGATGACGCGGACAGTACCAGCATGAACTGGAAACTGAAGTTCGTACCCACCGCGATGTTGGGCGCGGCAACAATCTCGAAGCCCTGTGCTGCAGTTATCCTCATGGGCATATATGCGAAGCTGCCTGCGCTGGCATTATACCCCATAGCGAACTGGTCCACTTGGCCGACGAAACGGGCAAGCAGCGGGTACTGCGCCGGGCTTAGCACCTGCGTAGCGTTGCCGGTAGGAACTACCTGCAATTCCGTAAAGTCTCCCCAGAAGGACACGATGCTCGTGGTCGCGTCAAGCGCGGCCTCGAACGCGCTTACCGTACCGCTCCAGTTGGAATCGGAGTACGGGAACGACTGCACGTCCGTAGTAATGGGCGCCGGAATATCGTTCAGCGTGGCTATCTGCTTGCCGTTGATGGCACTCGGACCGTCCACCGGGAACAGCACGGTCTGAAGCCTCTTGCCCGTGCTGTCATTGTTATATATCTCCACGTGGTCAGAGAGCACGTTTATGCCCGTAGAGTGCCCGTCCGTATCCGTGGCACTCATGAAGCTGTGGTCAGTCGTAAGCTCGTGCAGCATGGTACGGTAGCCGTTGTCATAAGCATCACCGATACTGGCAGCATCCGGCTTATCCGTAGCGCACAGACCTATGTACGGACCGTCCGGCGGATTCTGCACCGCGCGTGTTATGACCGTGCCCGCCGGGTCGTTTATGGTGGTATCGAAGCCGCCTCCTCCGAGGTCATCCTCGGTGAGTATGCGCCTACCGTTTATGGTACTGTCTCCGACTATGGGGAACTTGACGTACTGCGTAACGCCGCTGTCCTGTGTCGCGCCTATGGTGAGGCCGTCCAGCGCCATCTGGAAGTACAGTGCGTTGTGCGTAGTGTCCACCTTGGCACCATCTATCTCCTGCGCATCGGGGTTATCCGTAACGAGCAGCCCCAGATAGGGCACCCCACCGTCCTCGCCGTGGAAGCTGATGGTGCTGCCGGAGGGGAAGTTGCGCAGCGCGTTGAACGATTCTATATCAGGCGGCGTCTGGTATACCAGCCGCGTGCCGTCCTGTGAGGCTACTGCCAGTACACCCGTAGTAGTATTCACGTACAGCACACGCAGACTATACGGCGCTGCGGGCACGTTACTCGAAGTGAAGTACACCACGTCAAAGTTGGTTATGAACGTGGGGGATATATCGTTCCAGCCCGCGGGGTCATATGACCCGGTAGCCCGTGTGTATATCTGTATCCACGGCCCTTCCGTTACCAGCACGGCCGTGCTCAGCGCGGGCAGGTTTGCGGGCACAGAAAAGAACGCGTCACGCGCGGCGTTGGTATCGAATATAAACTCGAACACTATGTTACGCCCTGTAAGCGCGTCATTAAGCTCGAGCCTAGTTACCAGCTCGGTAGGGTTCTTCGTAGGTATGAGGGGCTCCCTCATGTTCAGCCTTGCACTTACGTTCACAGTAGACCTCTCTTATCCATCTCTGCCAGCACGGCGTCCACGATTGGCGTGCCGTCCAGTGTAAGGTTGATCACGTCCATGTCCTTAATAGCCGCCGACCGCGCGAACATCCTTTCGAACCGTGAGCGCCCGCTGAACGTTACGTTGTTCAGGTGCACCTGGTTGTACTGGCGGCCTCGGTACACTATCATCAATCTGGCTATACCCGTGGCATACAGCATATCCATGTTGTCATCGGTAACCTGTATGGCGTTCGTAGCATCCGCGGCTACTATGAATATGATGCCGTCTATAGGCGGTGATATACCGGTAACGTCCTCCATGCTATAGTCGGCCGCGTCGATCACTGCGTGTGCGTTTGTGCCGTACACGTCTACAAGACCGGCGCTGGCTGACAGCGTAATGGGCGTACCGAACGTACCTAGGTCAATAACCTGCAGGCCGTTGTTGGAATATGCGAGCAGCTGATTTGGCGTGCCCGGCAGCATGAAGTTCTTGACCGTGCTGCCTACCTTGGTACTACGTATAGGTACTACGCCCACACCCGTGTCGGCAGTGAGCTCCGGTATCTCTGAGGCGTACCCATCAGTATTCCAGGACATCCATATACGTATGCTGCCCGCAGCCGGTATGAGCTTCGGTATCTGCACCTGCGTCCTGCGCACGGTAGGGATTAGCCTGTTCAGCCTGAAGTAGCCACCGTTGACCTGCTTAGTAGGTGTGTACACGTCCGTTACCCACAAAGTCGCGGGCGTGGTGCTTAACACCATTATGTTATCGGGCGTAGTCGGCGTTGTGCCGGTTACCTGATTATTGGTAGTTAGCAGCACCGGGTAATGTTTCTGGTGCAGGATGACGTCCCCGACCCCGAATACCGTACTGGCTAGCAGCATAGACGATGGCCTCAAGGTGGTGTCCGTGGTGTGAGCTAGTTTGCATAGCATGGCCATAGACCTTCTCACCATGAGCAGAGGGTACTCGCCGCCTGACGCACCCATCAGCGTGGACACGTTGCCGACGTCAAAGTCGGCGTTGGTACGCGTGCCTTGCCCCGTCCGTACTTTATGTGCCATGACGTAGTTGCCCACACTGGCTGCCATCGTGGGCCACTTGGTCAGGTGGTCCGCAATGCTCACATTTTCCGAGAAGCCGTAGCCGCACCAGTCCTGAGTGTTGGTCATCTGCATGGTGGCCGGCGTTTGCGGCAGAAGCACGGGCAGGTGATGGCTGTACGTCAGGGGCATGGCCGTGACCGTACTCGACACCGACGTGTTGTAACGTGCTGCCGCGCCCGGTATGCCGCCCAGTATCTCATGCTTTGTCATGGTGCCCATCATAAGCGACTGGCCCGCACTCTGCAGCCTGAACTGCGGACCCCACGCAGTAACGGCTGCAGTGGTTTTGGGGTACGGCGATGGCGCGGCCGTGGGCGCGGCAGTTTCCGCTACCGTGCGCCCCACATTACGTATCTCGGTATGTGTATCGTGCGACGCCGTAGCCTCATTGAACCCTATGACACGCCGTATACCGATAACGGCGTTGGCAGCCTCTATGGATGTGGTACTGTCATATGTCGCTACCTGCCCTATGGACGGCCCGACTATGAAATATCTGGAGCCGTCAGGGGCATCATAGTTGTAGTATACCTGCCCCAACATTGTGAGCGGCGCGGCCATGTTACACCTGAAGTATGTGGCCACGGGCATCTTGTCGGCCACGGACCACGTGAGCGTAGTTACCGCGCCGTCGCCAGTGCCTATGGGCAGCAGAACTTTGCTGCCCCACCCCTGCTCGCCCATGGCCCGTATGTCGGTGTACCCGGTTACTGGGAGGCTATTTGACAGGGAGAACTCACGTACGTCAGGGGTGCTGGCGCCCAGTGTCATCACATACCCCTTCTTAAGTGTGGCGTAGAACAGGCAGATATCGGGGCCGGTCAGGTCCGTATCGGACACCGGTATGGGTGTCGGCATTATGCATGTCGGATGAGTAGTCTCGGGCATCCAGCCGGTAAGATTATTCACGTCAATTATCTCACCGGTGGGCTTATCGAACTTTATCTGCAGGCACAGGGCACCTTCCACGGCGGTAGAGAATACCGGTGCACGTGTAAATACATATGTCATACCTACGTTGGGGTCCGATTTGAACTCCGGGACGTCAAGGAATACCAGCTCCGCCAGTGCCGGCAAGGCGGCCAGGCCGGTAAGCCGGTACACATAACCGGTGCCGTCAGTGGTGAACACGGCACCGCGGGTCATACTCCACCACTTATCTGAGGTGCCCGGTATGCGCCGTGGGGTGAACCACATGAGCTCGTCCGAGTCGGGTATCATGCTCTGCATATAGTTCCACGCGGTGCCATCAAAGTAGAACGCACCGTAAAACAACGATAGTGTAGACGCTGCCGTAATGTGCGGCCCCTGCCACACTACCTCACCGTACGTATCATCCGTACCCACAGACCCCTGGCTATTACGGGCCGTCACAGAGGTCATACGGCTGAGCGCGGACGGTGTTGGCAGTACTAGCGGTGGCCCATTCACGTACTCGGGTACGACATATGCGTCATACTTATCGAACGTAGCCACATCCGACACAAACAACTGCGCGTTACCTGTGGCGTCCACTTCACCTATGGTGATGGCACCGTTACTCACCTTATGCCTGTTAAAATGGTGTGTCTCCAGCAGCCTAAGTGATATGCCTATCGTGCCCATCAGCGGCATGAGCGGCATGGCCGTGGTCCACGAATTGGCCCTAAAGCTGGGCGCGGGGTTGTTGATAGCGCCGGGCGGGTCATTAACAGGCGGCAGGCCTACGGGCGGCTCCAGCAGATACCTGTCGTTTAACGCGCATACCTCCACATGGGTCACTGCATCAGGGTCGTTGGACCCGCATACCATTACCCATCTTTCCTCGTACCTGACCCAACGCAGGCCCATCTTGGGCAGAACTGACGCGGGCAGCCCCAGCTGCCACAACCTGTTGGTAGATCCGCCTATGGTCTGCACGTGCGGGAACGCCATGTCGGTTTCAGGATCGGCATGCGGCAGTATAAGCGTGGCGCATGTAGGCGCAGTAGTACTGTTTTCCTGAAGTACCAGCACGCGCCGGCCGGCCAGAGGCCCGTACTTTATGGGCAGTATAAAGGGCAGTACACCGGTGGCCCAGTTGGTCGCAGCCGTCGGGCCTACTTTACTCCCGTCGCTGTCTATTCTGCCGGTTGGGGCGAACGATTCTATCCAGCCGTCGGGCCATACCACGTATGCCTGGCGAAGGGCACCCCCGCAGGCTATTATGGTAGTGCCATGCAGGCCGTAGTTGTTGCCGGTAAGCGGCAGAGCGGGCACCGGCACCTGGTCATACCAGCCGTCATACAAGCCGGTTTCGCCCTGACGAAACTGCAGTTTCCCGCCTATATTATACGCGTCATCGATAAAGTCTGTAGGAGGTGTCTCGGGGTGCGCCTCCCACTGCTCGAAGCAGAACATGTTCAGGCCGGTATCCTCAACCGAGGCGAGCATGCTGCTGCCGTGGGTACCGTCCGTGAGCAGCGAGTCGCCGTCCGCTTCCCTGTCCGTATTGTGACGGTTCAGAAAGCCGGACTCGAGACACCACGCATTTAACGTGTACCACATATTGGTGGGTACGGCAGGGTCGGTAAGTTTGTTTAGCCATATATACGTATGGTTCACGGCCTTGGACGCGTCATAGAATCCGTTATGGTAACTGCCATTGTTGGTCACGTCCGTTATCATATGACACCATAGGGCCTGCTCCATACGTACATCACCTACGGGCAGTGTCATGGTATTGTACTGGTCATGGCAGGTAGTAAGGGCCGGATTAGGCACGAACAGGTATGTGTTATCATCCTCGTCGACACGGTCATTGTCCGTATGGCTGTAACTGTTTATGATATAGCCCACGTCACGGTCTTCCATGTCCATAATGTGCTGCCAGTTTATAAGGCCGTTCCACGCCACCACGCCCATGTCCGTGACTTCCTTGGCGGTAACTGACCCCTGCGTGAATATAAGGCCCTTGGGCTCCAGAGTGTCAAACACGTACACGTGGCCATAGCACTCTATAACCGCGCCACGCGCGAAGTGGTAAGGGCCATTCTGCAGCACCTGCGTAACGGCATCGTTCTCACCCACACTGGTGAGTGTTAGATTATCGGGCGAGAAGTCCACGAACTGGCCGTTCACGGACAGGCGGCCCATAGCAGCCGAGTCGTTCTTTACATTCAGCACGTCTTCGAGCGTATCGATGTCACGCCGTATGTCGGCGGTAGTATCCGTGTAACCGTCAATGGATTCTGTAGCCAGTGCATTGCTCTGCAGCGGCTTGCCGTCCAAGGTGATTGCACCCAGCTCGGCGCCGTCCACGGCGACTATGTCCAAAGCACCAGCCGGCGTACGTGTAAACTGCAAAGCATCACCATCAGTGCCCATGAGTACCACGTCGGTGGACTTGATGCCCTTGCCGTCCAGATTCAGCACGTTGAGCTCCACGCTGCCATCGCGCGTGGTGATGTTCAGTGCTTTCGTATCCTCTAAGTACTCGGCCTTTAGCACGTCATCCGTGTTGGACAGCTTTAGGTTGGCACCCAGAGGCTCACCGCTTAGGGATATGTTGCTCAGCGGCGTGCCGTCCACGGAGGTGATGTCCACGCGCTCGTCGGCTGTAGTGTAGTTGAACGTTACACTGTCACCGGTACCGCCTAAGGCTATGGCACCCTGCACCAGCGGCTTACCGTTAATGGTAATCTGACTCATGACCGTGCCGTCTCTGGCAGCCACATCCAGCCCGCTGTTGCCGGCCGTATATGCAAACGTTACTTGATCATCAGTATTCAAAAGGTCCACGGAGGCGGCGGCACCTATACCCGCACCGTCCAGCCGTCCGTTAATGGTGACATCTTTGAACTGGTGCGGGGCTTCCGATACGCTGTACGGGGCGTCAAACTCATACTGCCATGCAAGAATGGGGGTAGGTATCACGGTTATGAAGCCGGCGTTAGCGCTCACGTTACCCGTATTCACCACCACTTCAATGGCCTCGGCACCGTCATTGCGATAGTACAGCATGCCCTGATGGTATGCCCAGTGACTCTTTACTGGTGTGCCGCTGTTCATGGCAGGTATTACTCCCCAGCCCGCATCCTTAACTATGGTGGCTACGCCCTCCAGCACTATCGTGCCCGATATAAGCGCGGGGTTCACTACGGTATTCCAGCCGGGTGTGAAGGTAACTTTCTCGGCCACCTGTATAACCTCGGAATCTTCATGCGCAATCTGGTGGTTCTTGATTAGACCTTTATGTGTGAAGCCCGTGTCGGTAGCACTGGTGTCAACGATAAGCTCGTCCACGCGTATGGTAGTGGCATCCAGACCCGTTATGTGGGCACTTTCCAAGTCCACATTGTTGGCCATGATGTTGCCTTCAATGGTCGTATCACCCGCTATCGCAACGTTGCCGGCTATGGTCGTATCACCCGCTATCGTAACGTTGCCGGCTATATCCGCGTCACCGTCAACGGTCAGGTCTTCCACATATGTCTGGCCCGCGCGAAAACCACGCGACACATATACGGGTATACCGGTTGGAAGGTGTATGTGCATCAGCGTAACTTCGGCGTTACCGAATATCATTATCTCCAAGTGTGCCGTGTCGGAGGTCTCCGGTATGCCTACCTCCAGCCCCAGCGCAGTAATACTGTACCGGTCGAAGGGTGGCTGCCCTGTCAGCCAGCTGTACTCACCACTCTCTTTCTGCAACAGCATCCCCGATGACGGGGCCTGCCCTGACGACGGTGCATCAGCCTCAGCGTCCCACTGGTCATCAGTGTAGCCCATAATGAAGAACATGCCCATCGTATCTTGGGCGCTTATGTTATGGAAATCCAGCCTGTACCATTCACCGGGTGCCACACTGAACCTGCGCGGCAGGTACGTGGTCTTGTCTATGGTAAGGTTGTCCGCTATGAGCGTATTCACGTGGGCGGTAATGACGTCAAGGTTATCCCCCGTGGCCTCACCAAACGACAGCTTGTCGAAGTGCATCGAGTTTACGGCAAAGTCGGATGCTACAAACCCTTTGCCGTTGGATAACGTAGCGTACGACGTCAGAGTACCCGCACCCAGACCGGGCACGCCCTCGGGCAACGGCTGGCAGTTATCCCAGAACCCCAGTATCTGCAGCTCGCCGGACGGACGTACGCCTCCCCTTATTGCCAGGTACGCCTGGTCATTGAATATATGTGTCTCTATGGCGGTGAATATGTCGGTGTTCCTGCTGTCAAACGTAACTACCGAACTGCGGGGAGTGAATGTTATATTGGCCGACAGCACCTCATTGCTCTCAAGGCCGAAGATGAACAGGTTGAGCACACCCGGTACCGTCTGCACCACGTGTGAAGCAACGTCCGTGCCCTGCACCACGCCTTCGAGGTGCACCGGCGTGCCTTCCAATATCACCGGCGTGGGCGGGACCGGGTTGCCCTCCACGTCCCTATCCGTATACAGCGTGCCGCTTACCGGCACTTCTGGGTGGAAGGAGTTTATCTCCGCATCACCCAGTATGGCCAGCGGTATAAGGGCGTTCCTGCCCATCGTAAGTTTGCGTATGAAATTGAGGTTGCGCGTAACCGTCTCGGCGTTCACCACACGAGCGATGAGCGTATCCACCTCCAAAGGCTCCGGGAACTGGTATGCGTTCAGTACGTCCACTTGGTCTTTGACGGAGTGCAGCACCTTGATAAGCTGCGCGATGTCGCCATCACGGTTATCCGAAGCATCCTGCATCTCCTGCAACCGGTTGAATATGCCCTGATTGATAAAGCCCTGCGAAGACGCGTCGTATGTAGATTGTCCATTGGTGTTGCTAAACGTGCTCATAACCTGCTCCTATTAAAGTATGCGCACTCCTTGCCCCAGTATTCTATTCTGGATTGCAGGAAGTTCGCTACGCCTATAGTTCTGGCATCATCCTCTATCTCGTTCACCGTTCTATACACATCCGAATACATTTCAAGCAGTCCTTTCATGCAGTCTTCCGCACGACCTACTATGGCCGGCTTTGTAACCTGTCCTGCGTCCCATGAATCAAAGCCTATGCGCTCCGCCGAACCATTAGGATTTGGCACGGTCTCCACGTACATACGCGCAAGCTCTGCGAGGCCGTCATAGTCATTGCCGGCCTCTTCGTAATACTTCTTCAGCACCTCTCCGTGCAGGGTGTCGAACTCGTCGCCTATGAGGTTGAGATGCAGCGCGTGGAAATCGCCACCTACCGCATTGGCGAAATCCGCCAAATCAATGAGGGCGTTCCCAACTACCGCGTCTTCCACTACCTTTCCTCACGTGCGGCAGGTTTATCCATCCTACCGTCCATAAGCTCAAGCGCCTTCTTCCACTCCGCGCTGTCCTTGCCGTACCCGAATATCTCGAACATATCCTCGATAATCACTTGGTACAAAGGTTCCTTTCTGTGCTGTCTCTTGTGCCACATCGGCATCGACTTCCTGTACATATTCTACTCCTATTGTACGCCGTATCTACCTTCGTAGTAGTCGGCTATGTTTGACTGCTTCGTGAACTCTGCAAAGAGTGCCGCACGCTTGGATGCATAGTCCGGGTCGTTGGGGTCCAGTCGCTCCAGCTTGGAGAGTACGTCCGTAGGCTCCTTACGCTTCGCACCGGAGCCGCTGGTGGTGTGCATATACTGCGTATCGTCCTCACCGCCGCCCATAGCACCTGTGTCCATCCCGTAGCTGGTGCCCATGAGACTCGCAAGTTCGCGTTCACGCGTGGTCTCCGAGTCTTCAGCACGTATGCCCGCGCGAATCCTCTCCATCATCTCCGCGCTCACATCCTTGTAGCGCAGTTTCATTATGCGCTTTACTCGCTCCTGAAGCTCATCCGGTGTAAGCACCCTGCCATCGGCGTCCCGCCCGGCTATAACCTCTTGCGTAAACACTTCGGCCATGCGCTCCGCCTCTACAGTGGTCGCGTACTTGCTGGCCCTCGGCCCTTTGCTTACATTCTCACCTTCGTATATAAAGGGGTACTTGCTACCCTCCCGCACGAAATTGGACAGCTTGGGATAGTACGGACCGCCGGGCGTAAGTCCGCGTCGCTCATATATCCTAACGGTATCCCAGAACGCGGCACCCACACTGCCGCCGCTCTCCTCCGTGTACTGCAGCCTAGCGAAGACGTTCATAGGAACGCCGCCATATGTAACCACGGCACCATTATTCGCGAACGTAGCCCGCAGAAATCTGTGCATCGTGCTGTATTCCAGCAATGTAATAACGTCACTATTCCTTGGCTCAAGTGTAAAGTCATATATAGCATCACCGATGGCCTCATAGTCGGACAATGATGCCTCATTAATACCTTGCCTATCAAATCTGGCACGGAGCCGCTGCCTTGTAAGCGCCTCCCCACGCTCCAGAGCAGCCTGCTCACGCGCCTTGTTTCGCCGCGGCGATACGTAGAAACCATGACCTTCATCCTCGGAGCCATGCTGGGCCGCGGTAGACCTGCCACTATGTAGATACTCGGACATCTTCATCCGTCTCAAAGTGGCAGGTATATGCGTGGTCCAACCTTCGGCTACTGCACGTCGGTCTTCAGGTCTCTTCGCCATCCATTACTCCGCAACAGCTATCGTGACATGGAACGCCGCACTGGATACTCCGCTGTACTGCGCTATCACACTCGTACTTCCCTCGGCCGCAGAACTACTCGCCTGCATCGCCGCTGTGCCTGCACCACCCGTAACAGTGAAGCCGGGATAGAACGCCGACCACGTAACTCCGGACGTAGGCACCGATGTGGTGCTGTCCGACCATGTTACGGTCGCGGTAAGCGTTTCAGAACTCCCGCCTATGATTACGGTATCATTGCTCGCGGTCACGGCAACCGACACCACCGTGGGCGGTGGGGGCGTAGTGCCACCACCATCACCGATAAGGTCGTCAAGCAGGTTGTATGCCTCGGACAGTCTCTGTCCAAAGGTTGTCGGCTCCGAGGGTATATCGCCGTCCAGTGATAGACGGCGGACACCCGCCGAGTGCATGAGCAGTCTTATCTGCACTAATGTTTCTTGGGTGTCCGCAGCCATTCTAGTCGCTCCAGTTGTGAACGTCAGACGGGCTAAGCAGCTCGTGCCGCAGGTTTACGACAGCATACGCGAAGGGCGCTTCAGTGAAGAGCGCGCCCATTTCGTGGAACGCAATCGGCAGCCTGTTGCTCGGGTGCACAAAGTTTCCGCCCTGGAACTCGGTAGTGATTCTGTGATCACCAAGCACCGGCGCACCATAGGTGATCCTGCGGCTGAAGTCCAACTTGGTACTGAAGTCCGCAGGTATGGTGAGGTCTTCGGGCTTAGGTGATTCCACCTTGCTCCAAGTCTCCTGAATGAACTCATCAATCTTGTACATGTCCTGCGACCAGCAGTTGTACGACAGGTCGTCCCTCGGGCCGATAACGACAACGTTGGTCGGCAGGTTATGGTCCTGCAGCGTCGCCGGTATGGTCCGTGAGCCAATCTGGTACTCGTGACTGTTCACGCCTCGCGCAAAGATGTGCGGCGCAGCTGATGTAATCTGCTTCACCCACTTGACATCCTGCGTCTCCTGCTCGCCCATAGCAAGCATCGTGTCCGGGTTCATCCAAACGCCGATGTCCGCCTGGGGCACAGTAGCCGTGACGAGCGCCACGCCGTTCATGATTGCATCGATGATGCTCTCATTCTGCTGCCTCATGTAGAAGCCGCCCGCTTGCTCGGTCGAGAAGAACAACCTGTTGGGCTGGTTGCGGAACGGGAGGTCGAGACCGAGGCGCGTGGCCGAAGTGGTCTCATCGGAAAGATGCCACGGGAATAGGTCAGCAAGCCCCTCCATAGCACCTGTCCCGGCATCAGCTCCATTCGTGTACGCGCCGGTTCCAAGCCATTGCTTTATAGCAACAGCGTTGGCCGCGGCACTCCACATCGGATTGGAGAAGATGTCCCACGTCGGTATGGGCGGTCCCCAGGTACTTGCCGGTGCTGCGCCCATCGTGCGGTTGCCGAAGATTTCGAGGAACTGCCCGGCCACCCATGCAGATGTCGTGGTTCCAATCGGCACCAGCGTGAGCTTGCGCGGCTGGTTATCGAGTACCATGTAAAGCTCGGCGACATTCGACGCACCCCACGGGGTACCGTCTGCCGTCTTGATAAGGAACCTGCCGGTCTTGAAGTTCGACGCGTACACGTTGATTGGTACATCAATGGTAAACGCCGTACCGAGCACCGGTGCGGTACCTACCGCAGCTTCGTTGCCGGCGGAGATACGATGCACGACACCGAAGCGACCGTGTATCGCAAAGCCCTTGAACAGACCGGCGGTGTTCACCCTCATGGAGTGTACCATCATGGCGTACTCGTTTATGAACGCGCCACGGCTGGAACTGGTTTCAAGGTTCTTGGTCATGTCAACATCAAAACCGTCGGACACCGTACCGTAGGTGGCTTTGAATACACCATAGGTAAGCGCGTTCGGGTTCATCAGTGACACGTTGGAGTTGAAGACTTGGCTGTTCAGCGTACCGCCGGTGTTGGTCGTAGCAAGCAGCATACGGTACTCGAACCTGTCATTAAACTCCCAATTGATTTTCTTGGAGCGGATGCTCCGCACAATATCGGACTGCGAGGGGAAGAGGCCATTAAGGATATAGTCCTTAATGAACACCTGCCTGGTCAAGCCGTCGATATAGCTCTGGCTAATCATAAGGTATTCTCCTTAACGCCTGTAAGCCCAGGCAAGCGTATCTCTACACCGCAACGCGGTGCTGTTTCCTTACACACGGAACGACTTCAGGAGCTTGCTTAGCTCCCTGTCCTGTTCCTCGGACATGAGACAATCCTCGTCAAACGCATCACACGCAGCATTGTCCTCGTCCTTGCGAATCCTGTCCGCCTTGGCAAGAAGACCTATACCTTCCGGTCTGCCTTCCGCCTCATCTTCAATGGCTTCTTCCGCCTCGTCTTCGGCGGCTTCATCGGCCTTGTCACTTTTCCAGATGTCCCTCATAGCCTGTTGCACTGGGCCTGTACTCTCACCTTCATCGGAGGGTTTGGCACGCTGTGCATCGGCCCAGTCCAATAGTCTCTGACGCAGACCGCTGTCCGTCTTGGCCCTCTCAAACATCTCATCATATGCGTTCAGGCCGTCAACTTCCGGCTCTTCGCCTTCTGCAATGTCATCCATACCTATATCCTCATCCCTGCCAAAGCACGACTTAGCGCCTTGTCCTCGGACGCGCTGAGCACACCGTTGTCCGCGTGCTGCACTGTCTTCAGGTTCTTGTCCGATACTGTAGTACCGGCGAGCATACCGGTATCCGCTACCAGCAACTCCATAAGTTCTTTCTTGGAATCCTCGTCAAGGCCACCTATGAAATCCTTCAGGCTGGCAGGTCCCTGCACATCCTTCAGCTCCTCGTCGGACACCGTGCCCGGAGGTGGTGCCATAGTTGCGGGATCGGTACCTGCGGGGTTCATTCCCACGTCAACAGGAGGTGGTGCGCCCAGACCGGAGGGGTCCATACCGGCCATAGCCGGGTCAACAGGAGGAGGCGCACCCGCACCCGAGGGGTCCATACCGGCCATAGCCGGGTCCATCATAGGCATACCCGCATTGGGGTCAACTGCCGGAGTATCCAATGTAAGCTCCTCGCCCGGCACGGGGCCATCCATGACCTCTTGCGCCTGGTCTTTGACAGAATCTGTTACTTCCTTAACAACACTGCTAAGGGATTTGGCCATCTTATTCACTGCATCCGCCAACGGCTGCAGCATTTCCATGACCGCTTCTTCGGTGGCAGATTCCACAGAGGCACCCCTACCACGCAGCCCTTGCAGGACAAGCTCGCCGACATCGTCATCGTTGCCGTACATATGGCCAAACTTCTTGCTCATACTCTCACGCGTGTTGCGCTCATCCTCATCGGCCTTGGCCTGCGCCTTGGCATCATCCTCGGACTGCGCCCTATCTTTTAATGCGGCAAGGTCATCCGCCAGTCTTTTCAGTTCCTCTGGGTCCATAAATCCACCTCAATAATGTATTTTACAGGCACCCGGCCATGTAATCAATGATAAAGAAATATCAAAGGAAATCGCTTAGCTGCGGCCCTGTGACATTATCAGCCCTGCCCCATGCGCTCTTGTTCTTCTTTAGCCACATGCCCATCTCATCAGATGCCTTGATGAGCGCCATCTCCACCGCCATAATGGACGAGCCGTTTAGCGCTGCGAACCTCTGCGCCATAGATGCCACCATGTAATTATACATGATACGTGATGGATACACCATGAGCGTATCGGGCGTCCATCCCATCTCCTTGTATAGCCCGTCAGCATGGTCAAGCACTGTCGCGCCCAGACCGGTATAGTCGTTGTACTTCGCGCTGACGAACTGCACGTTGCTGCCCCTGCCCTGAAAGTCGAACGGGTTGTACTTGTCCGCGGGCACATGGTCCATGATGTGTCTGGATATAAACGACTCGCATTCACCGGTAACATCGTTCATATAAGATATGAATGCCCAAGGGTTGTCGAGTATGAACGACACTATCGTCCAGCCATCCCTGCGAACGCTACCGGTACATCTCATACGCTCATTGGACACACGGTGCATGAAGTCTATCTGCACCTTGCGGTCATTAAGCCTAGCAAGTATCGCCTCCGCCGTATTCTCCTTAGGGTCGTCGTACTCCATACCCCACAGCCTGTACATACCAAAGTTGCGCTGCGTTGACTCGTTAGCCGGAGGTTCCGTCTGGTTGGGATACTGCCCTACTATGGGCCGCCATACTATCTTGGGGTCGCGGTTATTCTTGGTGAACGTAACGAACGGCGGCTCTGGTACGTACTCGCAGTATACCTGCCTGATGTCCGCGTCATAGCAGTACAAATCGTTTCCGGATATGTGGTACGTGCGCGGACCGTTCAGGTCATTCATACCGGCCGCAACATACATGCGCCTCACGAATCCTACCTGCTCACGCGACGAGTACACACGCACTGCATTCTTCACATACGGCGGCAGCGTGGTAAGTTTCTGCGTAAGCCTCATGGTCTTGCTGTAGTAACCGGAGTCTATCTGCGCCATCTTCTCATAGCAATAGCCCCATAATTCCGTAAGCGTATTTATAGTATCCCTAAACGAGAATGAGTTTATAGCCTTGGCCTGTGCCAGTACCATTGCATCTTCCAGCAGGTCACTGGCGTAACTGCGCAATTCCATCCGCTACCTCTTCATCTTCCTAAGCGCCTCGTCTACCGCAAGCACATCCTCCGCGGCGAGTTCCGGTGGTGGCCCGGCGCTCCAGTCCGGAAGGTCGTCCTCGAACTCTTCCAAGTCGTCCCCATACTCTACTTCCTTGGGTGCACCTACCCTATCACCCAGTGCATCATCCCATTCTGCTTCCTTGGCAGCCCTGTCCAACCGCGCGGCCTCGCGTTCAGTAGCGGCATTCATGCCGTGGTTACTGCCATACAGCCCATAAGCATCGTCCAGCATCTGCCACACGCTGCCCATATCCTCATCCGACACGGCACCTCCGAACATAAGGCGCGGAACGCCGGTCTTCAGGCCCTTGCTCTTCTTCCTTTCCCTGTATGCCGCAATGTCGTTAGTGTACGCATCTCTGGCAGCAAGATAGTCACGCATGGCCTTGACCGCCGGGTGCGCCTTATCCAACTGACCCGCCAGATACATCGGTACATATGGCTCCGCCGCCTTACCGGACTGCGCAACCCATCCATCTTCATGCTGCTGCTTTGGCGCTGGCCTGTCTATGTTAGCCAGCACACGCTTTATGGCCATATCAAATCTGCCGTCTCCGGCACCTTTGGGCACCCGGTAGTCCAGCTCACCCGCCAGTTCCACGAACTGCTCCGGCGACAGCTTATTGAACAGTCCGCGCAGCCTCTCTATCTCCGGCCCAGTAAGCTGCGACAGCGCGGGTGTATCCTCGTACTCCTGCTCCAAGTTGTCAAGCTCTTCGGGCGACGTTACGCGCTGCGGCTTTGGCTCCAGTAGTGCCATTACATCTCACCTCCGGGAGGCGGATTGTCGGTCGCGGACTGCGTGTCTTCCTCGACAGCCGGCGGCTTGGCGAGCGCCTGAAACCACAGTTCAAACTTCTTGCCGAGGTCTTCCTTTATGGATGGCGTGCGGTACAGCCTTATCTGCACCTTTTCGTACACCTTGTCCTTAATGGCCTGATACCTCTCTACGTCCATCAGTTACCCCCTTGTTTGGGAGGAAACTGTATGGTGACACCCTGCTCAAATCTGTTCGCTACGTTATCGCCCACAAGGGCATTGCGCAGCTGACCCGAGCCTTCCTGAATAACTCCGGGTATCTTCATGTCCACGGACTCCATAAGGGAGTAGAACGGGCCATACGTAATGTTCGGAGCCATAGCAAGCAAAGTGTACAGCATGTCTATGTTCATACCCAGTCGTGCCGCGGCCTCGCGCATCATCTCCTTGGCCGGGAAATCTTCCTGCAATATACGTGCCCTCTTGCGTATGTCCTTCTCGTCAAGTCCAACGGCATGTATGAGGTCGGATTGGTTTATCAGGTTCAGCTTCTCTATATCCTGCGCGTTCATACCACGCATCGACACAAGCGCCTGTACTACCTGGTCCGCCGCCTGCTTCTTCTCCAGCTCATTGTACGTAAGTTTCTTGCCGTAACGGTCGCGGTTCACCTGATTGAGGCGCATATCCTCCGTCTCCATCTTGGGCATCTGGTACACGCCGCCTTCCTGCAATACCTGCGTTCCGGTGCCAGTGCCAAATCTGGTGATGCTTGGCCTGTAGTACAGCCTGTTGTTCTCAATATCAGCCAGCCGCTGGAACTGATCAGTACGCATCATCTCCGGAGTGCGTCTGCCATTCACGCCGGTATAGTCTGTTATCTCATTAGCGTAGCGTGCGGGTGCACCGGTGGACTGCTCCTCCAGCTCCTTCCTTGCATAGCCCTTCGGCATCTTATTTTCGATTATCTTCTCTACCGTGTCCTGAAAGGACTGCATACCTACGGGTCCCTGCTCTTGACCAGTTCTCTGTAGCAGACCTATGGGGTTGCTTGTGTCTACCTTACTCATGATGCCGCCTTTAAGTCACGCACTTCCTGCATGAGCTGCGCTATTGCCTTGCCCTGCATCCTGTTCTGCCTGGCCAAGTCGCCCACTGCACCTGCATTGGTGAGGGACAACCTGTCCGTATTCACCGTCTTCACGCCATCAGGCGTCTCCTTCACCGCGGCAGGTACTACTTTCTCTATCTCCTGTGCCATAGGTCCTATGTGCGTCTCATTGACATCGATGGTCGGGTCCACTGCAAGCGCTTCCGGCTTGTACGTATATACCGAGTTCTTGATATACTTGGCGTACCCGTTCAACGTATCCGGCGACCATATACCTGCATCCGCTATGTCGTACTCATAGTCCTTGCCACTGTTCTCTTTGGCCCTGTCGTGCAGGAACTGAAGTTCATGGCCCGACCACGGACCGCCGGCGGCCATGTACGCACGGGCTACCTCATCTGGGTCGGCCTCCTCGAATGTCTTGAAATCCTCATCGGACAGCGTGAGCGTCTTGTCACGCAGCATTCTAACTATCTGTCTAGCACTGGGCCTCACGTCCTTGACATTCCTATCGGAAGGGACAGTCAGATGGCCCGGTTGCCCGAACAAACCCAGCGCCCTCATTATGCGCTCGCTCTCTTCGGAGTACGACCTCTGCACATCGCGTATAGCCCGCAGCTTCTCATACTCCCCGAACCTCGGGTCACTGGGCGTTTTACGTATGCGGTCTATGCTCCTATCCGCCTGCAGCTTTTCATCTGCCATCGCAGCACGCGCCATCTCACGACGCTGCGCGGTAGTGGCATCGGATATGGTACCCGACACGGCATCACTAGCGGCTTTGCCCAAAGCCTGGCCATGCGCTATCTCATTGGCACCCACAGCACCTGCGCTTCCAAGCACTCCCAGCACTCCGCCAAGTCCCTTGCCCAGTATCTCCAGCATCTGCGTCTTGGCAAGCTGCCTGTTCATCTCTGACAGGCCGTCCCGCTTGCCGCCACCGGGTCCGGAGCCGAATATGTCGGTGGCTGTATGCGCCAACGACCTATCGCCAGTGGTCTCCAAAGCGCCGCCGTGAACATCCTCGAACTCCTCATCCTCGCTGTCCAACGGCACCAACGCACCACTGTTAGACGGCACCAATGCACCACCGTGTGGCTCTTCAGGTTCCTTAGCCGCCTTGACCTTTCTGCCCTTCGTCTTCTCGGGAAGACCGCCGACTACGTACTCGAAATCGGCATAGTCTATGCCCTTATCCTCGGGCGCATTCGGTATGACCTCCTGCACCACAAGGTCTTTGTGCCCATCTTTGTCGATATCACGGGCCTCTATGGTCGTAAGGGGATTGTCCTTTGTAACCTCCATAGCCCTGTCCGCTATGTCGTCCATCTCCCTATTGCCAAGTGTACCGGGAACGTCCGGTTCCTTATGCTCTATCTGCTTCAGCCTCTCATCGGACAGCGCCATAGCCTTGTCGCGGTTGCTCTCATCCACGCCGTCCATCAGTTCTTCCAGTGCCCTGTCCCTAGCGGACTGTCTGCTTGAACTGTCCAAGGAGGAGACCGTATCCATAATGCCCGACAAATCCACGCCGTCCCCACCTACGGCACCCGCGTTGGCCATGTCGTTCACGCTCTGTTTGATCTTATCTGCAAGCATACTGGTCAATGCCAGTTTGCCGCCTTCCCACAGCAACTTGCCCCACACTACAGCCACCTCCCCTTCAAGGGTACACTCTGTATCATCTTCATATCCTCATCACTTAGCACCGTATCCGCCTTACTCGCCGGTTTCGCCTTGACTATAGTCTTCACTCTCTCGTCGCTAGGAACGCCTCTCTCCGTGAGAGTACCTGCCTTGGCGGCCTTCAGTATCGCCAACCACTTATCATACCGCCTAGCACCAGGTACTGCGTTGAATCTGGCAAGCCATGTAGGGTTATTGCCTGTGATACCCGACGTCCACTTATATACTATAGCCGCCATAGCCGGAGACACTTTCTCCTGCGCGGCCCAATCCTTACGTGCCGTGCTCGAACCCGTACTATTCGCCAGCCTGTATGCGTAATCCGCCGTGGTATTGGGCTGTGCAGTGGCCGCCTGTTCCTCCGTCATGTCGGCAGATGGCGCAGTGTTAGTTGGCGCAGTAGTCTCTTGTACTACCGGCTCCTGTGCCGGCAGCAGACCCGGTATCTGCCCAGCTGTAGCTAGCCCATCCTGCTGCTGCTGCTCCACCTTTCTATTCTCTGTATCCGCTGTCTTCTTCTTCTTATTCACTCTGTCCAATACGGCCCTGACTACATTGTCCCCACCGTAACTATCCGCAAACACCTGGAAATTGGCCTGCCGCCGTACATACGCGGACCAGTTGGCCGTCACCTCTTCATCGGTATGGTTGCCGCTGCCTGGTATAATGGCATCACCCTGCCCTGCCTCTATGGCCGCCACACAGCTTTTAATAAATGCCTGTAGCTCGGAGTCAGCGGCCATACTTACTTTATTGTCAGCATCGCTAGGCGCGCCAGACTGCGCGTTAACCCTATTCTGATTGGACCGTATCTGCTGCGCCCACTGCTGGTTAGCGGAGATACTGGCCTGACGCGCGGCATTTATGTCCGCACCCGTCTCCGATGCGGCATTGCGTCTGGCTATCTCTTCCTGTTCGTACTGGTATCTAAGCTGTCGGGCATTCTGGAGCAGCTGTGGGTATGCCTGTGTGCCGGCCATGTATGCCGCCTCCATACCCTTCTGCGCGGCGAGACCAGCACCGCCTGCTCCACCTACCTCGGCGCGAGCTGCCGAGGCCGCGGCCTGTTGCGCAGCCGCCGTATCTACCGCAGCCTGTACCTGCTCCGGCCTATTGTATATACCCTGCGCCCTGTCCGCTTCAGAAATCTGCTCGGCACGACGCGCATTAAGTTCATTGATACGCTGGTCAATAGCATCCTGCTCGGGTGACTGCCCGGACTGCCGTAGACCATTTACAACATTGTTTATGAGACCGGGCACTCTGCTCGCTAGCAGTGCGCCATATGCGGTCCCACCGCTCTGCGCATTGGCAGTACCCGCATTGGCACTGCCAGATGTAGTAGCGGCTTGTGTGTTTACCGGAGGCACTTCGGCAGATGCCGCGGGCGGTACCCCTGATGGTGCCTGCTCCTGCAGTGCCGCCGCCCGTGCTGCCGTCTCCGCAGCTATCCGCGCACGCTCTTGCTCTCTGCTGGCCTTAAGGTCCGCACGCTTCTTTATCTCGGCGTCTACGGCTGCTCGTTCATCGGCCGACAGTGTGGTCAAGTTCTGTAGGCGCGCAAGCTCTTCGTCGGTCAGCGTGTTGTACAATACCGTCTCTGCCTGTCGACTATACACAGGCGCCATCTCCTTATCCGTCGTCTGTGGAAGGGCCACATCTTTGCCTAGAGGGTCGCGCGTGCCGTCAAAGTTCCCCTGTATCTCGGATAATACCCTAGATGCACTGGGCACACTTTGAGTAGGGCCGCGCAGCGTCTCCCACGAATTGATAAAGTCTTGGCCTACGGCAGGTACAAGTTCGCCATAGGAGTTGTACACACGGTAATTTCTTACCGTATCCATGAACTCTTTGTGCGCGCTATCTATACTGCCGAGCAGCTTCTGCACCTGCCCATTACGGTCGTGCAGGTCCAGCCCGCTGCCGCTCACCTCATTCTTTAGGCTCTGCATTCCAGTAAGCACATCGTTGAACAAGTTCTTAATCTGGAGGTTACGGGACTGTATCAGCTTTAATTTATTCGCGGCGTCTGGTTCCTCGCTTATGCGCCTGTTCATACCCGAGGCCAACTGCTTTATGCTGTCGTTGTACATGGCATTAAGCCGCGCAAGTTCGTCCCTAACCTTGCGTACAAGCGCAGGCTGGAACGCGGCGGATATTGAAGCCAGTATGTCACGCCATGCCATTACACCTTCTCCATTCTGTTATTGTAACGTATCCGTGAGCCACATTCAATGGTAAACATTATAATTCCTCTAACTGCGATACGTCTATCTGCGTGACCAGTGGGGTAGTTCTTGTGCCTGTAACCTTCTGCGCAGACACCTTCAGTCCCCTAAGCACCACGCCGCCATCGGACCAACAGTACAGCTTCTCTCCGTTGCCCGCTCCGTTGCGACCATTGTACCTGAAGGAGTAGTAACCGTGCTCGCCGCTACTACCGGACGACACCGCGCCTTCTATCCGTTCCCTCTGGAACATGTCCACTTTGAGGTACACATTGGTAACGTCGCTTACCGTTACTCCGCCTGGAGTAAGTGTCTCGGAAGCGAGGAACACAGTAACATACTTGTTGCCCAACAGCCTCGCCATATTGGTAGTCATGGCGAAGTTCAGCTCCCATTCAAAGAGGCAATCCGTGGCCTCGTCTATGCCGAGGAACGATGTCGCAAGTTTGAACGGCTCCAGATAGTATCCGTACACATCGTCAAGCTCGCCGCCGTACTTGCGCTCGGACCAGAAGTCCATAGCCGTGCGCCCCTTGACCTTATCCCACAACCCGTGGTTAACTATCACTCCATCGTTGGCCTTGCCAAGCGCCCTGACGTATGACGGCAGGAAGCCCGGTATCTCACGGAACATGACGCTCTCGTCATTGGGATTCGCGCTAAGCATATCCTGAAGAATGTACCTGTACATCTGTCCACGGTTGTCACCCTGCGCAACCAGACCACCGGCCATACCGTGCAGTTTGAAGTCGCCATCCTCATCCACAATGCGATGGTTGGGAGGATAGACCAGACCGGAGAACCCGTCGCTCATGCGCACTATGTCCTTTATCCTACTAACCAGCGGATTGTTATCGGGCAGGTCGGGGCGGCTGTATATGAACGTCTTGAACACCACTTCCTGTGACACGAAATCCCACGTACCCTCGTCAACCGAGATGAACCTATGTACCAACGCGGCTCGTTCAAGCGTGTCACTGCCGGTGAATACGAAGAACGCGTTGATGGGCTGCGCATAAAACCACGCCTGCTTGGGCGTAGCGCCAAGGTACTTCATACCCAGGGACGCTATGACATCCTGCAAGTACACGGTTCCTGTGGCCGAAGTAAGCTTGGAGATATACTCCGAGTTGACTCGGTACGGCTGGCCGTATATCGCGAAGTCATTGGCCATAGGTGTCTTCATCTTGGGGTTGGACAACCGCGCCGGAGTGGTGAGTGAGGTCACGCCATCCACCACATGCAGCTTGTACGGGGCCAGCGTATGGATCATCGCGGGCAACAGTGATACGGACTTGTGCACCATAGGTATACTGTACCTGAATCCTACTAAGTTCTCGGCCGACTTATCCACGTTGTTCATATGAGCGGAATACACATTGATCTTGTGCGGGTATGCCGCTATCAAGGGAGGCCCAGAGAAATTACCGAAATATGATTGAGGTGGTAGTATGTTGCCTACCTTAACAGGCCCTTGTTCTACGTGCTGGAACACCGGTGCAAGCACTTCGTTGTCAGGGCCATTACCGCCGACCATGCTCAATATCCTATTGGTGTAGGCATCGAACCCATGCAGCGACTGCAATCCCTTTACCAGGTTCACACCCGTAGTATTATACGCGAGCAAATCGGCGGATACGACGAACGGTCTCACGGAACTGCTCTTTATCTGGTTGCTCACTTCCACACACGCATACGCGGATGACAGGAACGGCAGCCCTCCCTTTATAAGCACGTTGCTCGGCGCGCCGTCCATCACCACAGTGTCTCTTACACTCGTGGAAGTCACGACACCGTTCGTCGCTGCAAAATAAAGCTCGGCCGGAGCATACACACAGAAGTCATACGATGCGGCGGGTGTGAATCCCGGATACCCGGTGTCCGTTGTTATAGGCAGGTCTAGCTTATCAGACTCTGTATAGGTCCTATCGATACCTTGTACAATGCTGCAATTGTCCAGTACACTGCGCACAACTTCTTCACGATCATATGCCAGCTTCTGGCAAGTGAAGCCCTGGCTCATATTGATAGTATGAAACTCTTGGTGGTATATGTCTATATGCTCTGCCTCACATTTGGGCACAATACGCGTCTCACTGATCTCGTGCAGTTCCTGTGTGCTTGTTGGATATGAGTATACAATATGCTTAGATGCGGCGTTGATGCGCGGCTGTATGACCATATTGCCATTGGACTTATCCAAAGCCGTATCTAACGGATGCGTACCTAATGCGGCCTGATTATTTAGGTCCAGTGTACCGACCATAGGTATAGGGATCGGAGGCATCGGGATACCGAACACAACGCCATTACCTTTGGCTGCACAACTGTATGCGTAACTGCCGCTAATATGATTACCTTGCGCCAAATGTACCTGCACGAAACCAGGGCCTGCGAACACGTTCTGCGTGGGAGATATTGCATACAGCGAACTGGTACCTAGCCTTGCAAGAGATGCTATGCCTACAGTAACGCCTACATTGTCTACTTGAGATATTTCCGTTATCATCTCGTTCAAGACAACGGGTACTGTGTCCAGTACGATATGTCGCGCGTAAGACGGCGTAGGCGTCAGCTCCTCCGTGGTAGTGCCTCTACTATTATAGATGCCATCACCACCCCTAATTCCAATTGCAGCACGATACATATTGGCGACCGACTGCCACGGATTATAGCCTTTGCCAAAACCTTCACCTATACTGGAGGAAGTCGCGCGCTGATTGGCCACCAGTACGTCACTTGTCTGCTTAAGCAACTTTGTTGCCGACACCGACATGCCTACCGCAACACCTGTAATACCGCGCGCCCACCTGAACCCAGCGTCCGGGCTGTCGGTGGCCGTGATTACATCCTTACCGTGCTCGCCCAGCTTCACTTCCACCAGAGGATTATCGGTACTGAACACATCCACATGCCACACATTGGAAGCTACAGCGTGCACCGCATTTATCCATGCCCATTGATTAGCTACATACATTGCCCCAACATTCACCAGTGGCAGGTACATAGCACCGGTGCCAACATCCAAACCTTGATTCTTGCCACTATACTTTATGACCGTCCTACTGGCCCCTAACGGTATCGCAGTAAGTTTGAATAACGAGCCTATCCACTTAGCATAAGTGCAGATACCGCCAGTGAATGAACCATCCATAAACAGTATACGCTGCCCATCTACGAATGCCGTGCGCGATCTCTTGAATGCCTGGTCCGTCTCGGCATCGGGTTGTGTTACCAAAAGTACGCTAGCACCGGCCAACTGGTTCATGGCGAACATGGGCCACGCGCCGCCAGTTACCGTGCCGTCTAGACCTACGCAACCATATCCGGTGAACACGCTGTACTTATTGGCCCCGGATACTTGGAATACTGTAGTCCACTGATGTACACCCTTGTCATACACCATGCCCATCAGTACGCGGTTGCCTATTCTGGTGGATGTTATGGATACATTGTTGATGAATAGCTCCGGACTGGGTACGCCGCCAAGGAACCTATACCCCTTTACGGAGAACCCTTCCATAATCAAATCGCCCAGCACTATCACCGGAGACAGCCTCTCCCTTCCGGTGGCGGTACTATTGGTAAATACAGTATCGTCCACCCTATCAAGAGGACGCAGCCTCACTCTAACACCATTGGTAGCAGGTTCTACTACATAGAAGTAAGGCGTAGACTCGTTCGCGCTAGTCACACCATATTTGCAATACTGCAGCCCGGCAGGTATGTACTCATCCTTATTGATGGCAGCCAGCGTACTCCATACGCCATTGTCATCTTTACGTATGCACACAAACTGATACGTAGTCTCCTGCATTACGGTGTCTTCATCAACCCACCACATGTTCAGCACTTCCAGGTCCGTATCCACCCTGTGCGTAAGTATGGCGTAGTCCGTATCAGGATCGGCCATAGGCAGTGACTTCATGTGCCCGGTCATGGGGTCATGCGCATCGCACTGGATGTACGCGGAACCCTCGAACCCTACGGTCACTTCCGCATTCTCGACAAGTTCCCCTGTATCCGCCCTGACGTAATCGAATATCGTGGTAATGCCCGTATCGGATAACCTTATGCTATTGTATGCAATAGTTGGAACAGCCCTACGGAACATCCCGCGTGGCAGAAACTTGAACTGTATCTTGTCCGCGTCCCTATACACCAAGCGGAACACGCCACCGGCCGCACTGCTATTATTGTCCACTCCGGTAGCATACCATGCACGATACATCGCCAAGATATTATCTATATCATTACCCAATACGCTATTGTACGTTACCCACTCTACCTGCTCCGGTGTCCTACGTATCTCCATGAGATGCAGTACGTCCTGTCCGGCCAGAGCTACTTCCTCACTATCCGTAGTGACTATAACTATAATCAGCAACATTTCGTGCGGCAACAACTCCAGCGTAGCATACGTGCCGTCACTGTACTGTAACGACCTTATGTACTCCGAAACCTGCACCAACTCTATCACTTCGGTGCTATGCGGCGCATCCCATGTGAACAGGCCATTACTATATATCAACGACTGTCTGCCGTACTGCGGTACATCTAGGGCAATACCCACATTATCAGTGAATCCACTGGTGGACACCAGCGTGGTGCCGCGCATGAACCCGTCGGCCGACGATAGGAACATACGTCGCACTTGCAATCTTCTCGCGGTATCGTCATGAACACCAACAAGGTCAAACGCGCCAGACGACCCATGCACGCCTCCAGGTACGACCACCATGGACCACACATACTCACCCGGTAGCCCTGTACCTGAACCATCATCATATATCGTAGACAGGCCGTACTTCATAGCGAAGTCTCTGCCCGTGCTAGCTACATGTCCAGATACTGCCGTATAATAACTACTGATACGGTAGCCTATATTAAGCCTACTCAATGAGTCGTTATTGTTGTACGCTACAGGTAATCGTACCACGTACCTAGTAGTCACTACCTCTGTAGGCGACAGCCCACGTGCAGTTATCTCAAATATCTGCCGATGAGCCATACCGTTCATAGCGGACGCAACCGTAGAGGCATTGTCCAGCCACGTATTCTTCCAATCGTCTATCCATTGCGCTAGATACTCCGCGCGCTTCAGAGCAACACCGTTATCCTCCATCCATCTATTCTGCCACGCCGTCACCGCGCCTGCGTTATCCGTAAGCCACCTATCCCACCACACATCGACAGTCCAGGCATCTCGCCACGCCTGCATCTCACTGGGGTGGTACACTACCCACTGCTGCCACCACTCCGAAGGCCACCAGTTGTCTCTCCATTCCTGCAGCCTGTCCGCATTGGCAGGGTCGTCCAGCCACCTCTGCCACCATAAATTAATGTCTTCCGGTGGAAGGTGCGGTGGTACCACGTCTAAATCGGTCCATGACGGAGGGTCCGGAGGCTCCGTGGGCAGCGTTATACCCATATCCACCCAGTCAGGCGTAGGGGCCACATCGGGTGGTATCTCGTGCATGTCTTCCCATGTCGGCAAAGGAATACCGGATGCGGGTGGCCACGTATTGTCAAATACCCATGCAGGGTAGTCTTCGGGGAATGCGGGATAGTCTGATTCAGGAGGTTCTGGTGCCTGCATATCCGGCACATCACCAGATGACACGGGTGTAACACCGTCCGCATATACTAAGGAATTAGCGAAGTCCCACGGGCTAAGATAACTAACCTCTACAGGTACGCGCTGCTCTCCCTGCTTGGCGATGAACGTGGTCTTGCCACTATCCTTGAATGTGACACTGTCTATGACATCTACCGTATCATAGGCTATGTTAATTACAATACCAAGTTCCGCTGTACGCACGGTGGTACTGCGGGTAGCAACAGCCAAGGGCACCACTATCTGCCGCAGATCCTCCGATACTACGGCCTGTACACCAACCAGTGACCTAAACGGCCATGTAGGGTTTGTAGGCGGAGACTCTTCCGTAACCGTCCATATACCTGCCTCTATATTAGAGCACTCTACAGTAATCTGCTGATCCTGCCAGCTATATTGACCGGTGGCCCCCATGCTATCACCGGTCAATACATGCACCGAATACATATAAAAGTGCCAGTGGTTATATTGGCCATTGTCAAAGGTTCCAGGTATATATACATTGTCATTGTGTAGCGTGAAGGACCACAACCTGTCTCCGTACTGTGCGCGAAGTTGGTCGCGAAAGGCGTACATCGCGTCCATTGTCGCGGTTATCTTCTTAGTTCTCGCACCCTGATAGTCGTCCCACAATGGGTCGCCGCGATCGTACACGTCTTGCAACCAAAAGGTCGTATAGATGGTCTGCGACGGCAGCTGGCCATACGTCTCTAGCCATGTACCATAGCTGCATACTACTCTAAGTGCCCCGGTCTGCATTCCGCTACTGTTCTGCCCCAGAGGCCCTCCCCACGCCGGAGTTACCCCGATACCGTCTGCGATATATGATATATTGCCTATCCTACCCGGGTCGTGGGGCGTGGACTGCGCAGGTCTACCAAACGTGCCCGATATTACGTTACTTCGCACCTGGGTAATAGATACTTCGCTTCCATTTTCCAGTCTGACCTTAGTAAGGGCGGACACGGCCTCCGTAAGCCCTACACTATACACACTGCCCGCACCAGTGCCATCAAATCTGCTTACCGCTATCGGTACTGTTCTGGTGGTAATGGCCATGTTGATATGCCCGGCCATCGGATCACCGGCGTACCTCTCCGTAGGATAAACTACGGCGTTATTCACCACATACAGCTCATCCTGCTCGTTAACAGTGCCTTCGTTTGTGCGCGTCTGCGACACCACGTCAAACTGTAGACCCTTACCGAGTGAGGTATTCACGCCTATATCAATGTTCTTGGATGTATCCTCGCTGTCCAACACCAACGTGGTGAGGCCATCGCCATACTTTATCATGTCCACGCTAAGGTCGGACGCGGTTTCGTTCAGGTTAATCTGCGGCATGACCACGACAACATTATCTTTGTCACTAGTATCATGTACCACGTCCACGGCAATATCATCGGCGTTCCACGTCATACTCGCGGAATAGTTCTCCGGTACGTATGCCGTGTACTCCGCCTCGGCTTCCGCGTTAATGTAGGGCAGCAGCCTTCGTTCATACACGTCCGACACTATGCGGGCGGGCAGCCCTTTGAGGTGCGTCTTACCGGATATGATGTACTTGTCCGGACCCTCGCCGGATACCAGCACGTCTTCCTCCGGGTCGCCGTTGACGTATTCCGGCTCCGCCTCGTACAGCATGTTGTCGTCACCGAGGGACTTGGAGTTGGTGCGTATGACCTTTATCTCATCGCCTATCGCACCCGGCAGATAGTTGTCCATGAAGAACCCGGTCACGAACGAAAGGCGGCGCAGCCACGTCATGCGCGGATACGTTACATCTATGGCGTATTCCTTCTCGTCATACCAGTAGAAGTTTCTAAGAATATCCTCGTCGCTTATCTTGGGCACCACCGTGCCATCCGGCAGGGTTACGGTGAACTCCGGAAGAAGCTCACCCCACCTGTCCTTATCAATATAGATATTGTCTATAGGGTACGTATACTTTACGCCGTACTCATATCTGTGCTTGCCGCAGAATATGCCCGGTCCCTCATACTTGATAGTATTGGACAGCATCCCGGATATGGGCACCTGCGGATTGTACGCAAACGTAGGCCTACTGGCCGGTACTACGGTATGCTCGGCAACCGCCTCCAGCGGAGAATTAAGAGGTATATTAAAATCCTGCGCGTCCTTAAGTTGTCCCATCTGGCGCGCCTCCGGCATCCTGCTGCTTGTTCTCCTCCGTCTCCAGAGGCACAAGCCCCGCCTGTATATCCTGCACAAACAGCTCCACAAGGAACTCCAACAGGTTTCCTACATAGCCCTCGCCACCATTGTCCAGAGTAAGCAGCTCTACGTACCGTCTGCACGCCGCTGCCTTCAGCATATCCCCATCATAGGAGAAGTTACAGTCATTATAGTTGGCATTACCCTTGCACACGTCCACCAGCAACCTGTCTATATGCTGCTGCATGAAGTCTTCCGGGCCGTCGTCCTTATCTATACCCACTGTAGGGTCAAGGTCGTGTATCGGAATGGCATCGATATACGCGTCGTCCAGCAATATCTTCATGCCTTCCCAATCTATCACACCGTCGTACTCACCAACTACCGCCTGATACTCCACGAACATTGCCACTATATCCGTGTTGTACTGTGCCAAAGATGCAAGCTGCGTCTGGAATCCAGCATCGCGCATCTGTTCCTGCGCTATCATGGATGCGGCCGACCTGTAGTTCTCCGGGTCGAGGCTTATCTGTTGCGCACCCGCCAGTTCGAACATCTGACTCTTGAGGCTCTCGAACTCCGCGTTGAGCTGCGGGTCCAGCGGTGTCGCCTCCAGTGTAGTAATAAGCTCCGTAACCTTGCGCTGCGTATCGAGGAACAATATCTCGCCGGCCGTGTTGTTCATGGACTTGAGCACCACGTCGTAATCCGTGCCCGATATTACCGGCACCGGCCCCTTGTACTGATTAAGTATCTGCGTCTTCTTGGCAAGAAGTTTGTCCATCTGCCGCTGCAATGGGTACAGGCTGTCGAACAAACTGGCTACGGTAGTGCGCCTTACGCCAAGGTCCCACGACAACGTAGCTATAAGCAGCTTGTCGAATGGGTACTCTGTTTCCGGCCCCATGTCGCCGCCCACGGCAACCCACTTCTTCTTTCTGGTACAGTCAAAGTACAACCGCAGGTCCACGTTAGTCTTGGTACGCTTCCACTCCTCTACCTTCACCGGGTCGAACCCGTCCAAATACGGGTCAAGTCTGCTTATAGGGAACGCGAAGTCCCTTATCATGGCGTGCTGCAACGAACCGGCACTGAACTCACTCTCGTAAAACCCCAGCTCCCAATCGGCTACCTTCCGCACCTCGCCAACCCACGGGTCAATAAACGCGTGCGCGAACGCGACTATCGCCGCATCATGGAAGCTCTCCCTGGCAAGCTCGTTAATCCTGTTCTTGCGCATGAAACTGCGCAGTATCCTCTCTACCTCGTCCTTATACACCACGAATCTAACGGACGGCCTATCGCACTTCAGCATATACTTAAACTGTATGTTGCCTATGCGCGATATTACAAGGTCCATCGCCGCTTTGAGGTAATTGGAAGCCAGACCAGTACCTGTATCCGACCTCTCCTGATACTGCAGCGTAAACGGTATCGTATTGTACGATGCCCTCGAATAGTCCAGTGCCTTCAGCGACACGAACAGCTTGTTATAAAATGCGCATATCTTCAGAAACTCTTTGGCATACTTATCCTCTATGAAGGACGTGAGCTGATTAAAGTCCTTGGCTATCTCCTCCGGCACCTGCATGTCATACTTCTCGCGCACCGGATACGCCGTGGGCATATAGTTCTTGGTAATATCATCATACCTGTAGTTAATATCCGCCATTACAATAACCCACTAGCCTCCGCGGCATCGCGTACCGCTTCCCATGACAGAGTGCTCTGCCTCACGTCCAACTCGTCCTGCCTACCCTGATGCACATTCTGCTCGCCGGGCATACCGGCATACAGCACTATCTCCTGCCCATCCTTATTTCTAAGCACCATGTGCCCATTCTTCCTGCTCAACTCCACGGACTTGTTGAGCAGGTATATCATAAACTCAAGGCTCCAGCTCTGCCTGGTAAGCATCCGCATGGCTCTACGTGCCTTGGCACGTTCCACTTCCACCGTCCATAGGTCTTTGATGAACCGTGTCATAGCCCGTACCTCGCACCACTGGTCAACGCGCCGTGCATAGCCCTGCCCTCCGCCCTTGGCGTCATGTAACTATCTATATCCTTCGTCTCCAAATCGGACAATACACCCTGCACATCGTCGCCCATACCGTCTTCACTACTACCATCATCTTTTAGCGACATGCCTATCAGACCCTGTGCTATGTCTTCAAGGCCTTTCTTGTTCGCGTCCGACACGGCACTGTTGTGCGGCCCCTTTACCTGATTGATTCTCGCGCTGTCTATCACGCCATTATCGTCCGCGTGTATGGCAATCTCGGCCGTGGCGTTGCCTTTCATAAGTATAAAACACTCGTTATTCTGAACGTAGTCTCCGTATCTGCCCACGCAATGGTGCATTTCCTCACCACGTCGCACAAGTTCCTTTTTGGACTGCGCCAGCTTCCAACCATTATCTTCAGCCAATCCACGTATCTCATCGGCATAGTAGAACTCGGGTACCCTGCCCGCTGCCCTATCCAGCAGCATACGTCTACGCTCGTCATCAGGCGCATTCTCCCAAACAGCTTTAAGCTTCTTGGGCAGCTTCTTCCACTCCTTTGCTATCTCGTCATCTTCCGCCTGTTTACGTCTGGCCTCATCTCTCTGGAACAACTCGCCCATCTTGTCCCTCACCTGATTGGCGGAGTCGAAACTCTGCACTACAGTCTTACCTCTATAGAAGGGACTCGCATGCGCGCCTACCTCTGCGCCATAATCGTCCATGAACTCCGCCAGCATATTCAACGTGCCCAGCTTATTCGTACTCTTGTTTATATTCTTCAACGCGCGCAGTGTCAGTACCCTACCCAGCAGCGAGCGTAAATTGCGCCTATCGACATCCGTCATCTGCCCAAAGTAATCGGTGCCTCTAAACTTGTCCGTGCCATCAAACAGTGTGTTCATCGCCTGCACATAGTCCTTATGATACGGGTCCAGCGCCTTCAACGTGGCCCTGGGTATCAACCTGTGCTTATCCATCGCCTTGATTACACCCTGTCTATGCACATTGTCTTGTAGGCCGGTGAAGTACGACGTAACCCACGGCGCATCCTCTATCAGCATATCGCCTTCTGGCGTCATCTCGCCTACACCGCGCAGCATCTTGTAATACTTGTCCACCTGCGGCTTGTACACGCCGTCCTTAGTGGTCACAGTATAGTCGGCAGGGCTTGAGACATACGCTGCCAACCTACTACCCTGCAGCCCCATCTTCCTGCCCTTCTTGAATCTATCCAGCAATGTCTTTTGTTCGCGTGCCTTATGCGCCACATATCTCTGATTCGCGCGCTCCTGTTCGGCATCATCGTATAGCTTACCGGACCAGTGGTCTATATCCTCGTGTGTATCACGTATACTCTCCAGCACATTCGGATTGTCCTTACCTTCCTGAAGGTCGCGTATTACCTCATCCATGATCGCTATGCGGCCCGGCAGATGATTATTTTCCCACTCCGTATGACCCCAGTACGATTCCGGACTATCACCTACGTTCTTCAACAGTTCGCGCGCCCGGTCCAGCCTGGCCTGTGCAGTAGCCCTATCTTTCTCCACCATATCTTTATCGGTAGCATGTTCGTACACATACCACGACGCCAATTTCGGATCTATGTTCATATGTTCATATACCTATGTTCATCCTGCATACGCCCGCGCAGGTACTCATTCCTGCCAGCCCTATTCAGCCTCTGCCTCTGAAGCAAGTCCCACCTGCCGTTGCGCAGCAATGCCGCGTCCTTTGCTAGGAATGTACCCTGATGCGCACCAGACGTAAGCCCTATCTGCTGCGCCGGCGTCATACTGTCCCATACGCCATCACCGGCGTACTTATCAACAAGGCCCTGCGCCTTGGCTCGCGACTCCTCCATCACTATGGCATCAAGCTGTGCCAGTTCGTCTCTGCTCAACGTGAGCGGATGCGCCTGCAAGGCGTTCCATGCCGCCGTACCCTTCTTGCCAAAATACTGCGCGTCCTGCAACTTCTTCACCAGCGCCGGGTCCACGCCAAGGTCCAACATCTGTCTGGGCGTCCTGTTGCCCAAGTCACATCCTATGCCCAAAGTTACCCCTGAATCCATCAACCAACTACCTCTGCGCGGCGCGCGGTCTCCAGGAAAATGTGCTCGCGTAAGCCCCTCCGGGTTCTCCCATTTGGTAAGGAACGTCTTCATATCATTATGATACTGCGCGTCCTCTTCTTCCGACCTGTCCTTGGGCACTATCTCCACCGGCCTTCCGCCCGGCAGTCTCTCTACGCCGTTGCCCTCTACCTCCGGTTTGGCTTCCGCAACCATCCTGCCCGGAGCATTGAACACGTCCTCCGCGCTCCCTCCATCGCCGGATATATCCGCATCCATCATGCCGCCACTCGTCAACGCGGCCTGTAGTCCGGCTATCACGCTCTGCGCGTCCCTCTTTGCGGCCTTGTCGCCGGACCTGTCTTTGTCCTTGTCCTTGTCCTTGTCCTTGGGCTTCGTAGGCGGAACCTGCGGTAACACACTGGCCGGCGGCATATCCTCCCTGGGTAACGCCCGTGACACTCCTGCCGTAGCATCGGGCACACTCTGGTCCTGCCCGAACGCAAGCTCGGGGCGTTGGAACACTGTCTCGGGGCGCCTGAACACGTTGCGCGTAAAGTCCTCTACCTGCGGTACGAGCCGTCCGGCTATGTCCCTAAGCGCCATTAGCCGTACCCTCGTTGATGTTCACATCCTCGCCCATCCGGTGCTTAATGACCTCCAGACCCAGAACGTCCCACAAGCTGTAACGCAGCGCTGGAATCAAGTCCGGGTGGTACACCTTATCGTCTATGTCGAGCAGGATGTTGCCCTGCATGTCCCTCTTCAGCACCGTCATGTCGCATTCCATAGCGGTGCGCCCGTTCTCCGGCAGCAACAGACTGGCCGTCCTGAACAGGTCCCTTATCTTATCCTGCATGAGCACCTTGTCGTGCTTGTGCGCAGTACCTATGTTCATAGTCAACTCGGGGTATCTGCACTTCAGATTCACCTGAAGCTCCTCCGTGAGGTGCCCGTCCGAGCTGTCCGCATCCCAAGTTATCCTGCTGTTGGCTTCCTTCTTATCTATATTGTGCCAGAAGTCCAAGCTGTACTCCCACACCTCACGGCAGCACTTGCGCAGGAACTCAAGCTGGGTCACATCGCGCGGGCACGTAAGCCTGTTAAACTTCTCCTCGTAGAACACGAAGCCCCTGCGCCCCTCGGAATCCCACGCCGTGGCTATGATGGCATCATTGTCCGACGTACCGTAGTCCACGCCTATCAGCACCCGGTCTATGTTGAACCGCGGTACCATCTCGTCATTCCACGTGAAGTACGTAGGGTACAGCAGCGCGTCCTGGTCATACTCCCACTCGCCGAAGTATTCTCTGCGTATGTAAGGGTGCGTCTTGTCGATGCCCTTCTCCGCGCATTCCTTCTCTATGAACTCATCAAAGTCGTGTATGAAGGGATTGTCCTTGGCTGTCCACGAGAAGTGTGGTGCCTTTAGTTCGTTCCACATCTTTTCGCCATAGGTACCACGGATGCGCGGCGGCGTTCCTATGAATATAGTGCTGAACCCTGTGGCATAGTCAAGCTGCATGGGTTTAAGCACCTCGTTCATGAGATATTCAAGCAGATCCGAATGCAGATGGAAGAACTCATCTATGACTACTACCTTGGCCTTGTGCCCGCGTATAACGTCCGGGTCTTTGGTATTGGACAATCCTCTTACCAGTACCTGCGAACCGTTCTCGAAGTTCTTCCAATTTAGTCTATTACCCTTGCTGTCCGTAAGGTGGCACGTGTCTATAATCTCATTGAGCGCCGGACCGAGCAATCCGTCCTCACCCATCTTCATGGTCTTACTGATGTATATGCAGGTAGTATTTGTAGTGCTTAATGCCTCTATAAGCAGCTTCGCGGCAACCAGCCTCGTCTTGCCGCCCCGCCGTCCGCAGCAACATATCTTCGTTCCCGGCCCGGACATCAACACTTCCAGCTGCTTAGGGAACAGCGTGTTCAGTATCTTATATACCTGTATGTCATTACTGTAATCGAGCTGCGCTTCCTTAGCCTCGGGTATCTTCCCTTCTATCCTGTCTATCCAATACTGCGCCGCCTTCATGTCACCACTGATGGCCTTAGTGTACATGGACTCAAGGAGGCGGTCCCTGCGCAGCTGGTCAGGGGACCCCATGTTGAGCGTGACCTGTACCTGCAAGTGATCGTCGCGCGCATTCTGCACTGACCTCTGCAGGAGCTGCACGCCTTCCCTAGTGAACCGCGTACCATTTATAGTCTGCGTGAGCGTAGCATTCGTAAGCACGCGCTCCCAGTCGGCGACGATGCGCTGCGCCGTAGCAAGAGCAAGTTCCGGGTCTTTGTACGCCCAATCGGCCAGCGTAAGCCCTTCCTTTTGAGCAAGCTCGTACACCGACTTGAGGAACGCGACAGGCTCACCGTTCTCATCTGTCTCGAACTGTACGCGCGGATAGGTCCTCCTCGTCTCCGGGGCAAGGAGGAAATCCGTCATTGTTCGAGTGATGCCGGCGCCGGCCTGCTCCGCCACTACAGTACCTCTATTCCGGCCTGCCCGAGCAGTTTTGCCACCTCGGCAAGGTCCGATTTGTTTATGCGTATCCGCAGCACCACCTTCTCCGGGCCAACGGCATCCGGCTTAGGCAGCCTTACCTGCGGAAGTTTCACCTTTACACCAACACTATCCAAGCTGATGCTCGGAGCATCAGATAGGAACGTCTGCATACCCTTGGATGTAATCTTGCCATACGAGCTGCATATCAGAAGCAGCTGCTTCTTAGCAGTTTCGATGTCCGGCGCTTCTACGTAGAGCACGGGGTACTCCTGTGCGAGCACCCCGGGGTCAGTCTGCGCTATATGCTGTATGGCCAACAGCCGCCTATGTCCGTCAATAACAAAGTGCGGTTGGTCCTTACCATCCGCGAGCTTATGCCATACTACGAAAGGTGTGACCAGACCATCAGCAAGCAGCGAGTCCGCCAACTTTGCAATCTCTTCCGCCGAGCTGCTCTTCAAAGCACCTTGGAACGGAAGCAGCTGGGTGTACGGAAGCTGTTGGTCCACCTGGCAATTGAAACGAATCATCCCAATACTCCATCCTCTGTCGTTTATTGTACATGGAAGCAAGTTTGTATTCAATGACCAATTTTCCGACTTGTAGCGCGCCCTGTACGGATATGGAAAAAAGTTGACCACCGGCCTATTTCTGGACCTTTCTTCATAGTAGTTTGTTGTTACTTCCCCTGGAAACTCAAATATTAATTCATATTTGGGATTTGGGGGGAAGTAAGTGTAAAAACAATGACCAGGTACTTTTTTAACCACTGCTCCCACTTGTCCGGACACCTACGATGTTTGCTTAAAAGTAAGGCGAATATCTTAGTTTTAGCATCGCGAATTGGAGCAATTTTCGCCCGTCTGATGTTGCTACAGAAGAATGCGATTTTTCTTACTGAAATTCGCCATAAAAATCACTGCTTTTTCCTATCTTGACACGTGGCGCGTATCTTAATATACAGGTGGGAGCGATTTTTCTACAGGAATTCGCATTAAAATGTTATCAAAAGCCCGTGAGAATATGGAAAAAATCTGTAGATTTGCTGTTGCTCCCACTTGTCCAGACAGGTGAGCGCAGCATGAAATCCGGACATCTCGGGAGCTACAAAATTTTTACAGATATTTTCCATCCGGATAGATTTTTTCCCTGCTTGTATGGAAAAAATCTATCCGGACACCGCGCGCGTATGGTGAAAGTAGGGCGCGCATGAAAATGTTGATGGAAAATATGTCGTCGGAATCTATGGCGAACTTCTGTCTGATCAGTAAGCACGTCCCAACCGACGTAAGGAGGTTGGGACTTATTCCTACATGCGCGCTGTATGCTAGATGCGCGAAGCTAGATGGGAGATGATAGATGCACGAAGCTATAGGGCATACGTCGCGTGTCACGCTCCCTAGTAAGCACGTCCCAACCGACGTAAGGAGGTTGGGACTTCCTCATTCTTCATGCCTTATGCTAGACGCTAGATGCGCGAAGCGCGAAGCTAGAAGGAAGAAGGATGCACTATTCATTTTACACCGCGCATCACGGAAGGACAGGGCATACGTCGCGTGTCACGCTCCCTAGTAAGCAAGTCCCAACCGACGTAAGGAGGTTGGGACTTCCTCATTCCTCACGCTTTATTCATTGCGCTTTATTCAAGTAGGAAGAACGATGCACTATTCATTTTGCAGTGCGCATCACGGAAGGACAGGGCATAGGGGTATGGAGGAAGTTGCGCGGCTGTAGCGTAGGAGTATTCGTGTTATGCGTAGCACGATGCATCACGGAAGAACAGGGCATAGGGGTATGGAGGAAGTTGCGCGGTGTAAAAAATATTTTGCAAGTGGGTTGGCGTGTGTGCGCGTGGCGGCGGCGTAGCAATGTGTATGTTGTTGTATCCAATATTTCCTCGAAATAAGCCCGGAAACTATTAAATGTAGATTGAAAATGATAACCTAGGGTTATGGCCCACGGGTTATGGGTAGTACCTAGGATTAGGAATGCCTTGGGTTATGGCCTAAGTACAGTAACTATGCCTTGGGTTATGGCCTAAGTACAGTAACTATGCCTTGGGTTATGGCCTAAGTACAGTAACTATGGAGGTTGAAT